GATGCCCCAGCCTGCCTCGATGCCAAGGCCTGCCTCGATGCCGCGGCCTGCCCGAATATATCTGGCCCTGACACCTCCATCAAATCGGAGGCTCCCGGCAAACAGAATCGTCCGGTCCGGCGCGTCAAGTTCCTCGCCAAAAACCCGCTCCTCATTCGTCGGGCCCAGATGCTCCAGCAGCCAGCTGCCGAAATCCAGGCGGTCCTCCTCCGCGCAGCGGTCCAGCACCTCCTGATAGCCGCCGCCGTCCGGAAACACCCGCTGAAATTCCCTCTGCCCTTCCCGGCAGGCGCCCAGCTCCCGCAAATACGGAAGCGTAATCTTAAAATCCCCTGTCATACGTTTTCCTTGCCTTTCTCCCCTCCGCCTGCTACAATGGGGGCGGAAGGGCTTTTTTCTTTGTGCTTCCTCTGCCTCGTAAGCGTCGCCGCGCTTGCGGGGCGCTTTCTGTTTTCACAGGGCGATGATAACCGCCCCGGCCTGGAGTTCTTCCGCCAGCCGCTCTCCCGCCGCCTCCGCCGTCACGCGCCGCCGCGCTGCGGCGATGGGCGCAATCTGTGTCACTCGCTTCATGCTGGCTCCTCCTCTCTACCGGTCCAGCCGGGCGGCAATCCAGTCGTCCAGCAGGGTTTTGTAAATGGTGACGCTGGGCTGACGGTCAATCATGATGTAGTCTCCGAAGGGATAAGCCCCGTTCTGGATGCCGTTGCGCACCTTCTCCGGGCTGACCTTCATCCCCAGCGCCCGCAGTCGCTCCGACGTCTGCTGGGCGTTCAGTGTTGTGATGTGTTCTTCCATGGTGCTTCCTCCAGTTGGTTAATCTTCGATAGGAAACGGGATTCCCATCACGTCTTCCATCCGCGCCGCCCGCGCAGCGGTCACCACAATGGCGGTATGCGGGTGGTGGTTTTCCCGCAGGTATTTCACCAGCGGGGCGGAAAGCCGCCGCAGCTCTTCCGCCCCTGCGGCCACCGCCGCTCTATCGGCAAGGCTGTCCGCCGCGGTCTCCTTCGCCTTTTTGCGCTTCTCTGCCGGCATGGGTTCACCTCCTTTTATGCGCTGGGTCGGATGTGTTTCCAAGCCGAGTTTACAGTTTGTTTACGTGCGTATATTGACATTCCAATATTGTCCCATTAGAATATCAATAGCGTTGTTTGCTCACCCCTAATCGATACGGGTAAGAAATGGGGTGATTCAATGGCGCGAAATTCTGTGAGGACGTCTTCCAAACTGGCGTCCAAGGCTTCAAAGGCGCTCAGAAGTTCCAAAACCAGCAGGACCACCAAGTCGCTGGCCGCTTCCGCGCTCTCCAACCGGCGGCCTAAATAATGCCGGACTCAAACCAGTCAGGTCCACACCCCTGGCTGGTTTTCTATGCGCCGGGCTTGCATTCGGCGAACAGGTCAGAGACATCAACCCCCAGCGCCGCAGAAATGCGGGATAGATCACAGGGCTTGATAATCTTCCGGCCATTCAGCATGTCGTTGAACTGCTGCGCAGGATAGCCAGCCCAGCCAGCTACGGCATTCTGCTTCAACCCGCGTTCCTCAATAATGCGATTTACATTCTGGGGAACAACAAAGTTATAATCAGAGATGGACATTTATACAGCCTCCTTTCGAAGTTTGGGTTTCTCGACCTACAACGTCATTATAGTCGAGTATCTCGGCTTTGTCAAGTGGGCAAATAAAAAATGTTTGAAATTCTCAAACTTTTATGTTGACTGGCAAATACTTATGTGTTAATATTTCAATATAGGAAGGAGGTGCAAGTGTGGCTTTTCATGATAGGCTCAAAGAAGCAAGAACTAAGAAAAAGTTGACACAAGAAAAACTTGCACATGAAATCGGAGTAGCTAAGTCTACTTATACAGGATACGAAAAGGGTAACAGCGAACCGAATATGTTGGTTCTTTCCAAACTTATGGATGCCCTTGATGTAGACGCTAATTTTCTATTCCAGGATGAAAGCCGGATTAGATACGATACTCATGCAACACCTGCTGAAATGGAACACTTAGTAAAAAAATACCGCCTACTTTCCCTCAACTGGAAAGAAGCGGTAGACGATGTATTAGATATCGGATATCGGGAGTATGAAGAGCGGCAGGCCGCCCAGAAGGAACAATTGGAACAGGCCGCCGCCCTGCGGGAACAGCGGCGGCAGATGGAAGCAGGCGCGCTGCCAGAGCCGGAGAATGTGATCCGTTTCCGTGTGCCGGAATACACCGCCCCTATGAGCGCCGGCCCCGGCGAGGAAGCTATGCAGGAGTTTCCGGAGGACATTGAGCTGGTGCGGGAGCCGCCCCGGGGGACCTCTTACATGACCCATATCAAAGGGGACAGCATGGAGCCCACCTTCCACGACGGCGACATGGTCTTTGTCCACGCCTGCCAGGAAATCCTTGTGGGCCGCATCGGCGTCTTTTTCATGGATGGGAAACAGTGGGTCAAGGAGCTGGGCGACGGCACTCTGATCTCCCACAACCCGGCCTATGACCCCATCCCCATGCGGGACGACATCCGCTGCCAGGGCCTGGTGCTGGGTGTGTGTGACGAGAGCTATTTTGAGTGAGTAATCGATATATTTTATTTACAAAACAGAGTTTGAAAAAAGAGAAAGAGAAAGAGGTGCCACATGGATTTTACCGAACAAATCGCCCAATTTGTAAAACGCGTAGAATCATTGCGGAGCTCCATCCAAACCGAAGAGGCCACTAAGACCGCCATCATCATGCCCTTTTTCGCCCTGCTGGGCTATGACGTGTTCAACCCCCAGGAGTTCGCGCCGGAATACGTGGCCGACGTGGGCATCAAGCGGGGGGAGAAGGTGGACTACGCCATTTTGCAGGACGGCGAGCCGGTGATTATCATCGAGGCAAAATCCATCAGCCGAAATCTGGAAAAGCACGACTCCCAGCTGTTCCGCTATTTCTCCACCACGCCTGCCAAGTTTGCCATTTTGACCAACGGGGTCCGTTACCGCTTCTACACCGATTTGGAGTCCCAGAACAAAATGGATGCCATCCCCTTCCTGGACTTTGATTTGCTGAACATAAAGGAGAGCCAGGTGGAGGAACTGAAGCGGTTCCGGAAGGAGAGCTTCAGCGTCTCCAAGGTCTTCGACGCCGCGTCCCTTCTGAAATATCAGGGGCGCTTCAAGGAAATACTGGCGGAGCAGTTCCAGACGCCGTCCGATGAGTTTGTCCGGTTTTTCCTGCAGGATGTGTATTCCGGCATGAAAACCCAGTCGGTCCTGGAGCGGTTCCGCCCCATTTTGCAGCGGTCCATGCAGGAATTTCTCAGCGACACCATGAACAGCAAAATCAAGACGGCTCTTTTTGCCCGGGAGGATGCCGAACAGCCGCCGCCAGCGGAGCCCCAGGAGCCGGCAAAGGAGACGGCACTCGTGCCGACGCAGGCGGAGATGAACGCCTATTACCACCTGAAGAATCTCTTTAAGAGTTATGTGAATTTAGAGGAGATTACCTATAAAAAGACCAGCTCGTATCTGGCGGTGCTGTACAAGGGGAATGTGCGGAACTGGATTTGCCGCCTGCTGGTCAGCGGCCCGCAGCTGGCTGTCATTTTACCGGACCAAGAGAAAAAAGAAATCCGGCGCAGTCTGGCGAACTTCTATGAGATCGGGAATTACAGCCGTTATATGATTTCTGTTCTGGGCCGTTATACGGATCTTTTTCAGCCCGCGGACCCGGAACCACCCATCTATCAGACCACCATCCGCCGCCGCTTCCCGAAGCGCCAAGACCCGCAGGCGCTGCTGGACTCAAAATAAAACCGCTGCCGGCGATGCAGCACCGACGGCAAAGGGGATGTGGTTTTGCAGCAGTATTTGTTGAAATCCACAAAAAGCGAATAAAGCAGTTGACAATCTTCAAGCAAGGGCATATTACATGAGGTACAACGAATGTGACGTTCTCCGTCACCCCCCCGTTGTGCCATTAAGCCCTTGGAACAGGTCCCCCAAAATACGGGGAGTGCCTATCCTAAGGGCTTTCGACTTTTGGGAGGGGCTATATGTTAAAAACAGCAATTTTATAAGTAAAGCATAAAAGAAAACGCTTCATTTAAAGTGTAGGGCTCTATGAATAAAGAGCTGAAAAAATAAAACTGCCGCCCCGGCGGCAGAGAGGAGCGGCCAATCGTCTATATGGCCTATTCAAAAGCAGCGATTTTCTTGGAATAATACTTGAGTAAATGCTTGACATACTCCATGGAGTATGTTATACTTATAATTGTCAGGAGGCAAGAGCTTGACAAACCAAGGAGGAAAGGATATGAACGCCATGACAGACAAGCAGATGCAGTTTATCGCCTGGCTGATTACCACGGCAACAGACAAATGCAAGGACATGGATGAGGTCCGAAAAATGAACGAGGAAATCCGGAAGCACTCCGCCGGAATCAAAGACGAGGACACCGACCAGCAATAAATGAAGAAGGGCGGCTCTTGCCGCCGCCCTTCCCGCATGAGGAGGAGTATTGTGGAAGAGGCCCGGAAAACTCATACCAGTTCTGCCGTAAAGCGAAGATACAATCAAAAGGCATACAAGTCCATTACGGTCCAGGTCAAGCCGGAGCTGGCAGAGCGGATTCAAACCTATAAGGAGTTGGAAGGAATCAGTATGTCGGAGCTGCTGTCCAAGGCGATGGATCTTCTGGAGCGGCAATAAAACCGCCGCCCCCGGCGGCAGAGCACCAGGGGCGGCGGAAGCCCAGTTAAATTTCAGGTAATTTCAAAAACATTGGAATACACTCTGTATTCCAATCCTCTCTTGGGATCTCTCCCTGCTCATCTATTCGCCCAAAGCCGAACTTTTCATAAAAGGGGACTGCTTTCCGGTCGGAGCAGAGGGTTCTGTATTCGATGCCGATTTCGGTTTCTCTCATTTCCTTCGCAATCGAAAATGCAAATTTCATCAGATTCGAGCCGATGTGCTGTCCTTCAGCATCCTTGGAAACCGCAAGCTCAAAAATTTCCAGAGCCGGGAAACCGTATGTGACATGATCTTCCGTTCGAGTATAAGCAGATGCCCGCAGAGTGATATATCCGAGGAGTCTCTCTTCTGACCCATTTTCCCGGATGAACACATGCGTTACACCTTTCCCCCGACTCCGGTCACTGAGGGCAATCAGGCGGATATATTCTTCATAATGCCCATGATTTCCACAAGAATCGGGGTTGACCTGGAAGCTCCAGGCCAACCCGGCATATTTTGGCGAATATCGTTCAATTCTGTCGGAAACGGTCATTTCGATTCCTTCACATATTTGGCAATGTCCGCCTGGTACTGTTTGAGGGTTTCCAAACTGATTGTCGGCTCTTCCTTCGGCTTCTTTGGGTCCACTTTGACCCGATACGCGTAGTTTCTGGCAACAGCAGACATCAAATCAGCTCCTTTCGTTCTCCCACACAGTATGCCCGTTTTCCAGTTTTGTTGCACATCCATGTGCATTTTTCACAAAAATTAAGCAAGAGTAATCTACTTTGTATTATAAGGCGTTTCCTGCAAAAAAGATATATTGGTTTTTTAATAAAAAAAGAAGATGTCCGTTGTCTGATTTGTCAAATGCGATAAAACCGCCCTCAGCGCTGCCAGCGCCGGCGGCGGTCAAAGGGCAGAAATCTCATGGAGAACTCTGCCCTTTCATTCTGTCATGATGGGAGGGGAAGCCCAGTGCACTGCCGGAAATGCCGGGCGGAGATCCCGGAGGAAAGCAAGTTCTGCAATCACTGCGGAGCGCGGCAGGCCCCGGAAACGCGGAAGGCCCTGAAGCGGGCCAACGGCACCGGCACGGTCTATAAGCTCCAGGGCCGCCGGAAACGGCCTTGGGCGGCGGCCAAAAACCGGGTTGTCATCGGATACTACGAGACCAAAACCGCCGCCCTGGAAGCTCTGAACCGTCTCACAGGCCGCTCCATTGAAGAGCGCTACAACATGACGTTCGCAGACGTGTTTGAGGCGTGGAAGGCGGAGCATTACCGGGAAATCACCGCCGCCGGGCAGGCGTCCTACAACCGGGCCTTTGCGGTCTTCACCCCGCTCCACAAAAAGAAGTTCCGGGACCTGCGGACGGCGGATTTCCAACGTGTGCTGGACCCGTACATGGCGCAGTCTCACTCCACCCTCTCCAAGCACAAGCAGCTGATCACGCAGATGTCGCAGTGGGCCATCCGGGAGGAGCTTCTTGCGACAAATTTCGCCGCCTTTGTAAAGCTGCCGGAGAACGTCCAGCGGGAAAAGGAGATTTTCTCGGACGCGGATATCCGGAAGCTGGAGGCGGACGGCAGCGAGGCAGCCAAGATTGTCCTAATGCTGATTTACACCGGGATGCGCATTGGGGAGCTCTTCTCCCTGCCGCTGGCAGACTGCCACGGAAGCTATGTGGTGGGCGGCGAAAAGACCGCCGCCGGCCGGAACCGGGCGATCCCCATCCGGCCGGAGGGGCGCGGGTACTTTCAATATTTTGCGCAGCAGGCAGACGGGCCTCTGCTGCTGTCCGGCTATGCCGGCCAAAAGGTGCCCGGCAATTTCCGGCGGCGGGATTATTATGCGCTGCTGGAGCGGCTGGGGATTGAGAAAAAGCCGCCCCACGCCACGCGGCACACCTACGCCAGCCGCGCCCGGAAGGCCGGGATGCCGCCGGAGATTCTCCAGAAAATTCTCGGCCACGCGGATTATACTACGACGGCGAATATTTATGTGCACACCGATATCGAAGAACTGCTCCGGGCCGTAGAGGGCCCTTAAATTTGATTGTAATTTGTTAGTAACCGAAAGGACTTAATGGCGTTTTATCCTGATTCAAATTCGCGGAAACCACTGAAAATACAGAAATAGATGGTTTCCGCCTGTTTGGGATTTCCTTTGATTCTGCTTAGCATGCAGCGGGTCCGTGCTTCAAATCCCCGCCCGGTCACCAGCGAAAACCATTGAACTGCAATGGTTTTAGGGCTTTCTGTTTTTATATGAAAATTCAGTTTGTTAGTAACTAGTCAGAAACGGCAGGCGGGGGGGCATTGGCCCTCCCGCCTGCTCTCTCAGCTCTGCGCCGCAATGTACCGCCAATACCTAGCCAGCTTCTCCGGCTGGGCGTCCCGGTCCTCCAGAAAGGCCTTGGCCATGTACGCATAGAAATCCATGCTGCTGCAGTTGGCCTTCTCCGCCGCCTTGACATAATCCGAATACATCATGTTCATGGCCACCCAGAATGCCAGCGGCTCGCAGGAAATCCCTCTCTGGGTCCGGGCCTCCTCTGTCTTCTCCATGGTCCAGTGAGGCCCTTTCGTCCCGTCGGCGTTCTCCATGCTGCTTACCCATTCCACGGCGGCCTCCCGGGTCAGGGGCCGGACATCCTCCGTCTTTGCCTCCGGCAGCGCCTTCCAGTGCTTTTGAAGATACAACAGCTCCGCCATCAGCCCCACAGACTCCCGCGTCATGGGACCGTCTGCAAGCGCCTGCATCTCCCTGCAAATTGTCTCCTGTGTAAACATGCTTACACCTCCGTGATGTACGCAAGCAGCCGCCCCAGATCCTCCCGGAAAAACGTCAGGTCTCCCAGAATCGGGACCGTCACCTGGAAACCCTTTTCTGGAATCTGTTCCTCGGCAATGGCGGCAATGCCCTCCAGGTCCACATTCCCATCCGCGTCCACTGCTCCAATCGCTGCCAGTGCCGGATTTCCCACCAACTTCTCCAGCCCGTGCTTCACGGCGTAGACCGCTCCTGCCACAGCGGCAATCTTTTTCAGCTGGCCGTTGGGGATGTTGACGGGGATTTTTGGGGCAAGTTCAGCATCAATAAACTTCACTGCTCCCCGTTCGATCTGCTCAATGGTTGCCATGTAAAATCCTCCTTAATGAGACAGCCGGGGAGGCAGGTCCTCCCCGGCTGCACGGTCAATTGCTGCGGCAGTCGCAGGTGCAGGCAGGCAGCGGGTTGTAGATCCTCTGGGGTGTCATGGCGGTGCCCACAGTCACGTCGGCGACCTCCTTGGGATAGAAGGTCTGATTGACGTAGTTGACAATGGCGTTGTCGCCACAGCGGCGCTCTTTGGCCTCCGCCTGAATGGCGGTCTCCAGGCGCTGGCAGCAGCAGTCCAGCCGTTCCTGCGCAATTTGGAAGCTGTCTTTGGTGGCCTGATTCTGGACGGCCTGCTTGGAAAGCTCACCCTCAACCTCCCGGAAGCGCTCATTGATATACTTATACAGCTCCAACGACTTCTGGTCGCCGTAGGTATTGGCGTCCCGGAGGGCAATCTGGGAATCCTTTGCGGCGATCTCCTGAACCAGCCGCATTTCCCGCTGGGTAACAGGATCGCAGTCACTGCCGCAGGGCGCGGCGCAGGAACGGCCCCGCAGCAGTTCTGCAGTAAGCATCGCGGTCAGCGCATCGTTCTGCGCCGTACCGCGGCCGCCAAAGAGGCCGGAAACGGCGCCAAGACCGCCCAGAGAGTTCAGCACACCCAGGGACAGACCGGCAATGCCAGTGCCAAGGCCCGCACCCGCCACGCCTTTGCTGGCGTATTCCTTGTTCATTTCCATAATGGTTCCTCCTGTCTTAATTTCTTAAATTGTAGCACAGATTCCCGTGGCAAACCTATCAATTTCCCATCAAAAAACTATCACAGGGCAAGGGAAAACCGCCCCGGTTAGGGGGCGGCTCTCTTACGGTTCACTATATACACAAGGAACATGTTGCCCTTCTGGCGCATCTCCCCAAGTATCGTAAATCCGAAAGTTGCGTGGGTTGTGTTCTGCGTCCTGCTTGCGGCAACGGCTGATATAGCTCTTTGCCGTTTTGATAGTGCTTGCAAATCCCCAGATGTGGGAATATCCGCCGCACACCTTGCGGTCACTTTCGTACTCCATAAAATAGCGCTTCATCTTATTCCTCTTTCTGCCCTCGTAACCTCCGGGGCGGGCCGCAGGCGGAATTGCTGTGTCATTTCTTCCGCAAGCTTCTGACAATAGCAAACAGGGACAGGCTGATGCTGACAGCCAGCAGCGTGTAAATCAAAGCATCCATACTTGACACATGGCAAGCGATTTGTTATTTTATTGGTGGGGGAGGTTTCCCTCCCCCACCCCTCATCAGGCCAGCTTCTCAATCAAGAGAATCAGAGCAATGATGAGGTTGAGAATTGCGGCGGTAAGGTTGATGTAGCTGGTCAGGCAGTCAACCTTTCCGCTCTTTTTTCGCTTGCCCATGGTGTTCACCTCCTTTCCATGCTCTTATTATAATACGGTTTACCCGTATATACAAGATGGGATTCTGCACAAAGTTAAACCGTATTTTTGTAAAAAGTGATACTGTTTAACGGTTCTTGTCTGTGCTATACTGGTGTAGGGTGATACGATGGTTTCAGAAACACAAAAAAAGGCAAGAAATAAATGGGATGCCGCCAATATGACGGTTCTTGGCTGCAAAGTTCGCAAAGACAAGGCAGAACAGTTCAAAGCGGCCTGCAAAGCTGCCGGGACGACGCCCAACGCGGTTTTTACGGCGGCCATCCAGCAATTTATGGAAGAACAGAACCGGGCCGGGGAGTAAACTCCCCGGCCCTCTGCCTCTTCACGGCAAATTCTCAGAATTTTCTCCTTGACCCTGCGGATGCGGCGGTCCACCGTGGGCACGGATATCCGCAGCATCTCCGCAATCCGGACCCGGGATTCACCCCGGGTGCAGAAGACGAACACCGCCTCCTCCTCCCGGGTGAAGCCGCAGGCCCGGCGCAGATACTGGAGTTCCTGGGCGGTAAAGCCCCGACGCAGGTTCATCCGCTGTCACTTCCTTTTTGGCGGGCTCAGCCCTTCCAGCGGCTCTTCACCGGCCGGACGTCCACGTGGGTGAAGCTGCTGTAAATCCCGATGCCGCCCTTGCCCGGCAGCAACGTCTCGGCGTAGGCGGCCACCTTGGCCGGCGTGACGCCGGGGACGGAGATGTCCGCCGCCGTGCCGTACTTGTGCTGGCTGTACGCCGCCCCGCCCACCTTCTTGTTGTGGGCCTCGGTGCGGTAGCCGCTGTTGACGGTCACCGCCCTGCCAAAGTGGTCTCGGATGCTCTGGAGCACCGTCACCAGCTCCGGGGCGATGAACACCGTGTCCGTGCCGTCGCAGCAGGCGAACTCCCGCACCTTGAAGTTCCGGGACAGGGCCACATTGCCATCCTTGGCGCGGCTGTAGACCTTCACATTCGCTCCGTTCATGACTCCACCTCCGGCAGGCCCGCCACGCTGGTCAGCAGGGACAGCGCCCCGGCCAGAAGAGACGCGGAGCCCGCCATCACCCAGTTCACGTCCCCCAGCGCGGCGGCGGTGCCGATGGTTGCCGCGGCGGTCTGTGCCGCCGTCTTCACGGCCCGGACAGCGGCGGCCCGGAGCCAGCGGCTCCAATACGCGTTTTTCATTGTGCTTGTCCTCCTTTGTGTTGTTTTCCGCCCCATCAGGCGGGCTTATGGAAGTTCTCCAGGTCGTCAATGCGGTGGTTGACAACCTTGATTTTCTCCTCCTGGAGCTCCGAGCGCTCCTCCAGGCGGTAGGTGCGCTCAATGAGGCTGTTGTGGGCCTGGACCTTCTTCTCCAGCTGTTCCAGGCGGTACTGGGTCAGCTTGCTGCTGACCAGGATGCCCAGCACCGACCCCATACCGGACCCCGCCAGGCCGATGAGGGCCACAATGACCGCGTCATTCATCTTGCATTCCTCCTTGCTTCACTCTGAATTTTAGACCGGTTTCCCCCCCGCTGGCAGGGGAAGCCGTTCCCCAATGTCCCGCGTCTTTGCACGAAATAAAGTCGGATTACAGCCATTTGTAACGGGGCCGCCGGCCGCCGCGGAGCCAGAAATCCAGCCAGTCGAAGGCCACAATCACCGGCCCGGCCAGCAGGCACCAGAGGGCGGCGTACTGCGGGCAAATCTGTCCCCAGAGATTGCCGGGCAGGGCGGAGTAATCCCAAATTGCCAGCCCCAGCCAGCGGTTGAGGACCAGCCCCGCCGCCAGCTCCGCAGCCGTAACCGTCAGCCCGCCCAGCACGGCCTGGAGCCACAGCGGCATGGCCCAGGGAATCCGCTCATTGGCCAGGTCCAGCGGGATACACAGCAGCGCCGCCAGCAGCAGCATGGTCCAGTGGGTACAGCCCCGCCAAAGGACCTCCAGAATGCCGTACAGGACGCCGCCGAACATCCAGCGGACGATGTGCCCGCGCAGCTTACACACCGGCCTCACCGCCCCCCCGCCGCCTCCAGGACCGCCGCCATGTTGGCCGCCAGGTCCTCCGGCAGCGCCGCGCCGTATGCAATGGCAGTCAGCGCCTCCGGTGTCTCACAGCGGCGGACCCAGGCGGCCAGGTGGTTGTAATAAGTGGTCTGATACAGCTTGTGGGCCGTGGCCGCTTGGGCCATAATCTGGATATCCGCCGCCGGGAAAATGGCGCAGAGCTGGCCGTCCAGGTGGTAGGGATACCCTTCGGCCCCCTGCTCCACCGCCGCCGTGGCCGCGGAGAGGTTAATCTGGTCCTCGGCGGTCAGGGCGATATGGCCGGCGCCCATGGACAGCGCCACGTCACAGCCCGCCGTGACGGCAGCGCCGCAGGCGTCGGACAGCTCCCGGAGCTTGGCGGCCCGCCGCTCCTCCAGGGTCATGAGCTCCGGATAGTCCTCCAGGCAGTGCTCCCGCCGCCACCGGGCCCGCAGGGCCTCGGAGCAGTCCGGCAGGCCGCTGAGCTCGCAGTCCTCCGCGAAGGGCCCGTAAACGGCCCCGTTCTCCGTGATGACCCGGTCGGCGGTGTAAGAAACCGCGTTTTCAATGACCAGCGCCGGGACCGCGGTCCCGGTTTTGTAAAGATACAGCGTCATAGTTTCTCCCCCTCTCACAGCAGCGTTCCGTCTCGCTTCACAATCAGTCCGCCGCTTTTCGCGTTCGTGCTGCCACCCAGCAGCTCCGGCGTTCTGCCCGCCAGCAGGACGATTCCGCCGTGGTACGCGTATGCTCCGGTCCCGCTGCCGGAAAAACCGTCTTCGTTATCACTGTACACGGTCACAATGGAACTGCCAGATGTTAACATGGCGGTTTTGCAGTTCCTGATTCCACAGTTCGTTATATTCACAAGCGAGCATAGCTCTGCCCGTACACCAAATTCTCCCTCGCTGTCCGCCGATCTTGTGCCCAAGATCGTGCAGAACTGCATGGAAACATACTGGCTGATTTGGATGGAAACGATTACATTATTTATTTCCGGGTGCCCGCTGAACTCCAGATTTTTCAGCGTGACCCGATTGGAACAGCCATTGACCGAAATGCCCTTTTGAAATGTACAGCCGCCGGCGCCCTCAATCCAGATGCTGCCGCCGCCATAAAAGCCACGGATATTCAAATACTCGTTCAGCGTTCCGGAAACCTTGACAGTCAGATTTTCATTCAGCAGCCGGGGCAGGGCGTTGATAAAGCCGGGCAGCTCGCTGGCCGCCAGCTCCACCGTCCGGCTGGGAATTACCGTCTGTCCCAATTTCCCCTGCAGTATTGCCTCGATCTCCTCCTGGTTTAGACCGCCGCCGGTCTCCAGCTCCTGGCCGTCGTAAATCAGCTTCATCTGCGCACCCTCCCTTCCTTTTCCGCTGCCCTGGGCATCCGTAATCACATACAGCCCCTTCGTTTGCTCTGCCTCCGGCAGGGCGTCGTATTCCGCCTGGGTCATGCCGCTGACAAGCCTGGGCTTCAGTCGGTCGAAGAAGCGGGCCAGACCCGCGCTGTCCAGAAACCCCACGCTCAGCCCTCCCCGGTGATGGCGTCAATCTCCGCGTTGGAGATGGCCGCAATCTCCAGGACCTGGCCCAGGGCGTCCCAGGCCGTGCCGGTCCAGGCGTAGTTCATGCCCGTGTCCTCCACGTTCCACACGTCGCCCACCTCGTTCCCCGTCTCCGGCAGGGCCCCGAAGCCGGCCTTGCTGCCCTTGTACTTGTACACGGCGCTGAGGTCGCTTTTCAGCGCCAGGTCCGGCTTGTTCAGCACATTGCTCCAGTCCACGGCATCCGCCGTGCCGCCGCCGGCGGCGCTGAGGACGCCGCCGGCGATGTTCAGCCCGGCTCCCACCTTCACGCCTCCCAGGGCCTCTGCCGTGGCCGCCGGGAGGGTGTAGTTCTCCAGCCCCTCCAGCTTGGTCTTCTCCGCGGCGGTGTAGTCGTTGGTGCTGAGGCCCTTCCCCGGCTCCTTGTCCACCTTGCCGGAAAGCAGCGCCTTCACCTTCCCCCACAGGTACAGCAGGCCGTTCTGGTCCAAAAACTTGCTCATTTCAACAGCTCCTCCAATTCCAGATTTGTAATGGCCTCCGCGGGCGGCGGGATGCGCCGCAGCTCCTCCTCCAGGCCGTCAATGGCGGACACCGGGTGCTGCGTCTCCGCGTCCCGGTGGGTCAACAGGCGGTGGTCCGCGGTCCCGCCCTCTCCGCCGCCGCCCGGAATGGGCACGGCGCTCAGCAGGGTGTTCCCGGCGTAGAGGCCCAGGTCCCCCGCCGCCGTGTAGTCCAGGGCGTCCGCCTTGCGGCCCAGGGCCTGCTCCCACAGGTCCGGGGTGGGGGGCCGGGCGGCCTCCCCGGGGGCCGCACCCTCCAGAATGGTCCCCAGGTCCGCCCAGAGGGTGGGCAGCACCAGAGTCTCCCCCCGCCGGCCGCACACCCCGCACTCCAGCCGGGGGCCGTGGCGCTCCAGCACCTCCCAGGGGACGGCGCAGGTGTTGCGTTCGTCCAGCCGTACCGAGCGGGAGACTGGCCCCGCCCGGAACACCGCCGTCCGCTCTAGGCCCGCCCAGTCCTCCGAGAAGGTGAAGCGGACCGCCGCCGCGTTCACGCCGCCGCTGGTCAGCAGCTCCCGCCGGCACACCGTCAGATTCGCTTTGTCCGCGTGCAGTTCTGTCATTCAGCTCACTCCTTTCTCTGGAAGGCGTGTCGGGGCGGGGAGTTGCATGGGGGGTGCATGTCAGGGGAGCATTCAGGGGGAAACAAAGGTCCCTTTTATCGCTTAAACGCGGTCCGCCTCCCCCAGAATTTCCTCCGCTTCCGCCCTTGTCAGATGCCCTTTTTCCACGGCCACCCACAGCAGAGCGGCCGGCCAGAGCCCCCGGTCATAGTTCCGCTTCACCCGGGCAAACCCGGGGCTGGCAGAGCCGGCAGCCTGTCCGGAGCGGGCGGAGAGGGCAGAGACCGCCTCCGGTTCCGCCAGCAGGACCTGCGCCTCCAGCGCGGCCGCAATGCGCTCCTCCGCTCCGGCCTCCTGGGCGGCAGGCGGGCTGTCCTCAAACGCCTCAATGGCCGCCAGGACTTCCGCGTCGTTCATTACTTCCGTAAGCACGGCGCCAGCCTTCTGATACCGCTCCACCGTGGAGGAGAACTCCAGGGCGCAGCCGCCGTTAATGGGACCGGCCGTGATGATCATCTTCACCCCCGGCAGCTTGACCCAGGGATACCGGTCCGCCCACTCCGCAGCGGTGAACTGGGCCCCGCTGGGGGTGATGATGGAATCAGTTCCGTTCCAGATTTGATATCTTGCCATGGTTCAGTCTCCTTTTTGTACCCGCCAAAGTCAGGCAGGCTGAATTTCAAACGACAGGCCCAGCAGTCAGTGCAGAAGGGGTCACTGCCGCGAGAAAGGCCCCGTTCAGCAAATCGTACAGACCCGCAGTTCCGTCGGGGTTTGTACAAGGAACAAAGTCGTGTGTTAATACACCGCTCTCATAGAACTTGCAGGAGTAAAGCTTGGCCTTGATTCCATTTACATTGGAAGCAGAGGAGCCCAGCAGCTTTACGGATGCCGTTGGATAGTACCCGCCAGGGCTTCCAGCCTTCAGCGTTGCATCCACCCCAAATTTTTTATTTGGGTAGTCAAACGACGCCGTCATCCTTCTCGCGCTGGAATCACTGGTTATGGAGGTCGCCGCAACGGTTCCTGTTATCGTGGACATGCTGCCTTTTATCCCGGAAGAGGCCACATAAATGTTTAGCTTTCTTGTGTGACTGGTAGTGCCGCTTTTCCCCGTAGACTGTGAATAGAACAAATAGGATGTTCCGCTGGATGGCTTTATCAGGGTCTCAATATCCATCACCATTTTCAGCTTGGAGGAGGGCACAACCCCAGAATCCAGATAACTGGTTCCATCCGACTGCACATATTCCACCTCGGTATACCCTGCCGGAAGGCGGGACGGCGGGAGGGCCGAATATGTCAACCTTGCAATTCCATGGACGCCCACATAGATTTTCGTCGCCTTTCTGGCGGTTCCGCCGGCCCCGATATACGCCGCCTTGACGCCTCTGGCCGTTCCGCTGACTCCAACAAACATGCCGTTCCCCATGCTGCCGCCTCACTCATAGACCACATACAGCGCCCCCGTTTCCAGTGGGGATGTGCCCGCCGTCAGGTCTGTGGTGCTGTACAGAATTTTTCCAAAGCCGCTGTCGTTGGTCAACTGGGAGGTGCTTGTGGGGACCACTGTAGACTCTGGAAGCGCCCCCACCATCTCTGCGGTGTAATCTCCCTCCTGGGGGGAAACCGCGCCCTCCCGCCCGTTGAAGGAGGTGACGCCGCCGGCGGCGCCTCCCGCAGGCGGGTCCTTCCAGGCGGTATCGTAATCCGCCTCTGAACGTTTGGCGAGAATCTGCCCGGCCCCGCCGCCGGGCGGGACGCCGCTGCCGTCTTTGCCTGCTTCACCCGGGAGTCCTTGGGGGCCCTGCGCCCCCGGTTCGCCCGGAAGGCCCCGGGGACCCTGGGGACCTCTGGGCCCCGAATAAAATCCGGCAACCTTTTTCCCATCCACATAAATTGCCATTGCTCACCTCTCAGATATATTGATAGACATCCACAAAATCGCCATAGCGTCCAGTTCCTCCGCCAAACAAGGCATAGTCCCCAACGGACGCGGCGTTCAGATGTCTTCTTGGGGTGCCAAGCCCTCGCAGCGGCATATGCACCAGGTAGGGGTCATAATAATCCGCAACATTTCGAGTTTCGCCATCTTCCACAAAGCTGCCGCCGGCAAAAACAGCAATCCCGGAAATCGTGGTTCCTGCTGGAAAGTATTTTCCGGCACTCAGAACCGGGGGAAGGGTTCTGGTGAGAAACAGGTCATAGGCCTCCACAATCGTCATATTACCATCACTGCTTTCTCCGCCGGCAAAAACCACATAGTTCCCTGCCCGGGCTGCGGCCAGACCTTTTCGCGCTGCACTCAGCCGCGCCGGAACGGAGCGCGTCAAAGTGGAGCTGTACGCAACGACCAAATCGGACTTTCCGCTGGCGGTTTCTCCGCCGGCAAAGATTGCATAGCTGTCATTGGACGCGGCGGCCAGCGCGCTCACTGCCGCCCCCAGCGCGGCTGGCGTTGTTTTGGTTAAAGCCTCATCATAGGTATCCGCGTCGCTCAGATAGCGGATATTGGAACCATGCCCCGCAGCACCGCCAGCAAAAACAGCATAGCGCCCCGCTGCCGCACCAGCCAGGCCGTATTTTGCTGTGTTCAGATTTTCCGCCATAGATTTTGTCAGTGACGCATCATAACAGTCTGCCAGATTTGCATCCGTGTAAGTAGTCCCTTTACTACTCGTATAAACGCATTGACCACCTGCAAAAATAGAATAATTTCCGGCACGCGCAGCGGCTAAGTTGCCTCTTCCATTGCCGTTTGTTCCCATTGGTGATAACAGATAGGGCGCTTTCAATTTGGTAAGATTTTTGTCATAGGCGTACGCCTCACCGGCTGAATAGAAATGTCCATCTTCTATTCCCCCGCCGAACAGAGCATGATTCACAGCAGACACGGCGGCCGGTTTTGAAACAGCCTCGTCAAACGCCTCCGCCTCACCGAAATAAACAATGTGCACCTCCGCCGTCAGCTTCGCGCTGTAATGAGAGGTCACCGTCACATGCACCGTATTGTACTGGGCCACGCCCCGGACGGCGGTGACGGCCCAGGTGCCCTCCGACGGCAGCTCCAGAACCACCGTCCCGGTGGTGGACAGCGCGGACACCTCCGTGTCCCCGTTTTTGGCGGTGACCACCGCGCCCACATCTACCGTCACCGTCAGGGTGGCCAGGAAGGAGCTTTCCATGGCCCCGGTGACGCCAAAGAGCCGGACTCCCTTCCGGATGTTTCCGGAGACCAGCCCCGGGTCCCCCTTGATGGTCTGGGTGCCGGCCAGATACTGGCCGTTGGCGATGGTCTTGTCCGCCGTCCCGGGCAGAATGGTCTGGGCGGCCAGAGACGGAATCTGCCCCTCCATCTTTCCGGCGGCTCCATAGGCGGTCTTGGGCGCCAGAAGGTCTCCGGGCCTGGCGGTGGCGTCCACGGTGTCGGAGCCCGTGGAAATCTGCCGGATGTTCTCCGCCATCTGGGCGAAGCCCGCGTCCTGTGCGGTGTCCACTCCCTTGTCAGTGATGGCGGACGCGAGCAACGATTTCCCATCACTGACAGAGGATTTTAGGTCTTCCAGTGCCTCCTGCACCGTCCCGTCCCCGTAAAGGATGTCATCCGCAGTGAGAGGGGCTTCCTCCTCCGCGGTCATCTCCACCGTGTGGGGCCCGCCGCCCAGCGCCTCCGCAAAGGCCAGGGAGGCCCCACCCTCCGCGGTAACCACGTTCTCCGGCACAAGGCCGCCGCCTCCGCCGGAGAGGGTGCCGTTATCCTTCCACGCCAGGTCCACGCCGTCAAACACATAGATGGGATACGGAGGCTTTGTGCCTATGCCATAGGCGTCTCCCGGCTGGGGGTTTGGCTGTGCCGTCTCCAAATCCGCCAGCGTGTCATAGTAGCCCAGAATCTTCAGGCCAGTGCCAGGGTCTCCCTTGGCGCCCCGGGGACCGGCGGGGCCCTCCGGCCCCTGTGCCCCGACTTCTCCCCGGGGAAGGCCAAAGGTCAGGTGAAAAACACCGTTCCGCACGGTCTTCGCAACCGAGGCGCTCTGCCCCGCAGGGAGGGTTTTCCCCTCCACCGTCAGGTCTGTCACCGCCTTTACCGCGCTGGAGGCTTTGCCTGCCGCCGCCTGGGCCGCGTCCACATAGTCCTGAAACTCCTGCACAATCCCCTGCTTGCCGAACTCCTTGAACTGCGCTCCGGTCATCTTCATGGCCGTGCCCTGCTGCTCCACAATCATCAGAGAATCGTCGTTCAGCTGGGGAACCTGCGGCAGCGCCCCAATGTGCTTATCTGCCATCGCTTAACCTCCTTCCAGTGCCTGGACCCGGCTGTCCAGCTCCGTGACCTTGTTTGAAATGTCCGAAAGGGTGTTTTCCATGGTTCCCATTCGGGCTTTGATGCTGTTCAGCTCAATCTGCATTTCGCCCAGCGCCTTGGTGAGGAACGCCCGCAGGCTGTCCACGCCGCTGTCCAGCTCCCGCTGTGCGGTGCTGCGGTAGGGATACTCCTCCTCCAGCTCCTCCTCCCCGGGGGCGGAGAGGTCCGGAAAGCCGTCCCCATGGTCTTCCACGCTGGAGATCACGGAGTACAGCCCGCTGGCCTCCACGCCGTCCCCCAGCTCCGCGGAGGGGTCAATGCCAGCGCCGGCGGCGGAGAATGCCTGATACCGGAACCCCCGCACCGCGGCAAGAAGGGCCGCGGCCATCTCGTGGGTGGCGTAGGGATTGACGGCATAGAGGTCCAGCCCGGTGTATTCCCCGGCGGAAACCACCGTGTCCCGGTCCACCTGGAAGGTGACGCTGGTGATGCCTGTCCGCTTTCCGTTGTTCCGGCAGTCCGTCAGCGCCAGGCCCACATAGAATTTCTCAGACAAGGACCCGCACCTCCCCAAACACAACGGCCTCCCCGTGCTCCGTCACCAAATGGTTCGTCTCCGCCGGAAAGGACAGCAGCGGCACCAGCCGGAGCTTTCCGGCGTCGCTGATGCACCAGTTGCCTCCATGGGCGGCGGCGATGTCCCGCAGCGCGTCCCGCCGGAAATACTCCCCCTCCGGATATGCGTTCATGACATAGGGCCGGTAGACATTCCGCTCGTCCAGCTCCACGTCCATGGAAGCCGCGATATCCCGGACCGCCTCCTCCATGGTGCAGGGGAAGGCAAACCCGGGGCGGGGCGTCCAGGTGATGTCCGCCTTCAGCATGGCGTCATAGGCCTCAATCTCCCATTGCCCGTCCTCCACGGTGCGGCGGTTGGTATAAAACACGCCCTTTGGCAGCCACTCGGAGACCTGCGCCCCATTCCGCAGGCGCACAAAGCGCCGGATGACCGCGCCCCGGGGGATCTCCGCGGCATACAGCATCAGCGTCAGCGTGGCGGACATGGCGTTTCCGATGCCAAAGTTCTCAAAGAGGCTGCCGCTGACACGGTGCTGAATTTCCGCCTCCGCCCCATACCATACGCCGCCGACGGAAAAGGCGTATTCCGCCCGGGTGTTCCGGTCCCGCGCCAGGGTCTTCCAAAGTGCGCTGGTCTGCTGTGCCATGCTACACCTCCGTGATGGTAAAGGCGTCGGAGCCCCAGGCGCCGCCGTCATCCCGCCGGGTTGTGGTCAGGCGGGCGGAAAAGGAGGAGCAGTAGAACTCCTTGGTCATGGGCCCGTGGAGATCCAGATAAGTGGCGCGGAAGGTCGCCTGGCTCAAATCCTCGTCCAGCCGGGCCAGCTGCGCCCGGGTCATGCCCATCAGCTCATAGGTAATCTTTCGCTTCTCGGCAATCTTGTCCCGGCGCAGGCGCCCGTCCTTGGTCCGGGTGGCTTTGTTGCTGTCCAAAACGTTCCGACTCCAGCCATAGCCGGTGTTTTTGACGTATTGGGAATAGTCGTGGCCGTTGATTACCAAAAGCTCCATTTTCTCACCTCGTCATGTCAGCAGCACCGGCTTCCCGTTGGAGCGGGTCATGGCGTTGATGTGGCGCACGGTGTTTTTGGCAATCATCTTTCCATCCAGCACGCTTTCGACTGTGACATGGATTTCTCCGCCCATACCGCCGGCCGCCTGGATGCCCTCCATAACCATCTGCTTTATCAGCGCCGCCGGAGCCTCCAGATTCATTCCGCTGCGCTGGTCGCCCAGGATGGCGGCAAACTGCTGGTTGGGCGGGATGACCGCGCCGTTGGCCAGACGGGGAAGCCTGACTGGAGAAACCGTCTGGATGTGGAAGCCAAAGGACCGCCCGCCCACGCCCGGCACCCAGTCCGGAACATCAAAGCGAATTTTGTTCAGCTGACTAATCAGCCAGTTCACAGCCTTAATCACGCTGTTCACCATGCCCTCTGCCGCGCCAATCATGCCGTTGACGGCATTTTTCACGGTGCCGACGGTCGCTTCAAAGGCACTCCCCAGAGGGCTTGTCACATGGTCCTCAAACCAACTGGAAGCAGATGCCCAGGAATTTTGAATGTCTGCCCAGGTTTCGCTGGCGCCGGTCCTAATGCTCTCCCAAAGGTTTGAAAACAGCTCGGTAATGGGAGACAAATTCCCATTCAGTCCATTGTGCAGTCCGGACATCAGGAAACCGCCAAACTCCTCAAACACTTTCGAGGGAGAGTGAATCCCAAAAAGGTCCTTGAACCAATCACCGATTTGGCTGAAAATCCCTTTCGTTTCCTCCTCGCTCACGCCCTCTTCCATCCCCTGCTCCAGGCCCTCGCCAATGTTCCGGCCGTATCCCGGCATATCGGCGGAAACGCCCTCGATGGTCTGCCGCACGCTGGACATGCGGCTTTCCAGCGTCACGCCAACATTGGCCTCCGGCTCGGAAAGGCCGGTGAGAGAACCGGCGTACGTGTCGATGGCCCCGCTCAGCTGGTCATAGGCGGTTATCGCATCGCTGCGAGCCTCGTTCGCCGCTTCCAGCGCCTCGGTCTGTTTCTCCTGCTGTTCCGTTAAAGCCACATGCTTTTCAATGTCCCACCAGGGCGTACTGGCCAGCTGTTCCTCGGTGTCTTTCAGTGCTTGTTCCGCGGCATTGATATTTTTGACCGCCTGCTCCGCGTCGGAAACCGCCTGATACCGGTCTTTGTATGCCTGCACCAAAAGCTCCTGCAGGGCGGCGGCCTCCGCCTCCTTTTGGAGAGACGCAATCAGCCGGTCCGTCGCTTCCTTGGTTTCCACAATGCGGCCCGTTGTTTCGTCAATGGTCAAGTGCAGTCCCTCAAGGCCCATGCTGTTCAGAAGCGTAACCTTCGTGGCCATAAGCTCCAGTTCATCCGCGGAGGCTTTGGCATTTTCATTGATTGCAAAGATTTCTTCCACCAGAGACTGCGCTGCGCCGATATCGGAAAAGGAGTGATTCAGATTTCGGATATTCTCCTCCAAGGTCTGCATTGCCGCAGAGGACCGGCCGGAGGAATCCTCGCATTCCTCCAAAATATTTGACATCACCCGGAAATCCTCCGACGCCTCATAGGCGGCCTTCCCGCCGCCAAGGAGCACGGCTGTCAAGGTCCCCACTACCGCGGCGATCCCCGCGACGACTCCCGCCACTAGGGCCGGGGCCCCCAGAATCACCGCGCCGACGCCTGCAAGCGCAACCCCCAGCAGCATCAGCGCCTCATTGGCCAGGCTGAATCCGTTCTGCAACATGGAGAAGAAGTTGGTAAACGCCAGTGCCGCGCCGCCCACAATCCCTCCAATCCCCACCAACGTGGAACCCGGCCCAAACACTGCGTTTATGGCTCCGGGGAGGTCGGCCATCTGGTACTTCAGCAGCACAGAGATGTCCTTGATCTTTTTGAAAAACGAGACGAATGCCGTGGCGACGGCGGCGATGTTCGGCACAACCTCCGCCGCGAATTTCACACCCAGCACCCCGGCAAGCACTGAAACCGCCGCCAAAAGTCCCGGGCTCCCCTCTCGGATGACCCCTTCCAGAAAATCGAAGCCGGCCGCGACCGCCGCTTGGACCGCCGCCCAAACCGAGGCGAGGATGCCGCCCCAGTCGACGCCGCTCAGAAACGCCGCAATCTGCGCTCCAATTTCCCCCCACTGGATGCGGGCAATGGTGGCTTTCATCTCATCGAAGAATCCCATAATGAGATTGCTGGCTGCCTGGGCCAGAGCGGGCATGTCCAGCCCGGTGAAAAATCCGGCAAAGGTCTCCAGGCTTATTTCGAACTGGGCCCAAAGCAGCCGCCCGAAGTCGTACCAGTCCACCTCATAGACCAGGCCGTTGACAAGGTCCGCCAACCCCCTGCCCAGACTTCCCCAGCCGAAGGTGTACAGAAACTCCGTCAGGAACTGGAGTCCCAGGTTCAGCCCCGCACCCAGGCTGCGGCCCCAGAGCTGCCAGTCAACGGCGCTTACCAGGGCGTTGAACGCCCCAGCCAGGTCCCGGCCAAGCTGCTCCACCCGCTCCAGTACGCCGTCGAATTGGAACGCGTCATAGAGGGTCTGGTTGAAGCCGTTGAAACTGGAGGCGAACTCCAAAAACGCCTCTTTCAGCCGCGGGATTCCCGCCAGCATCTCGTCCAGGGTGTCCCGGAAAATCTCTCCCAGGGTCCGGAAGGCTTCCCCCACCTCCAAAATCGCCCCGCCGTCCGTGTCCAGCTCCGGCACAGCGGCGTCGATGCCGCCGGCGCCGATGCCGCCCGCCGCGCCGTCCACGCTGCCGGCAGCCTGGTCCGCCAGGATGTTCAGCTCGTCGAAGCCGGCCAGCACGCCCTTCATATCCTTAGCGGCCTTTTTGGAGGCATCCCCGGCGCCGGCGGTGGCGTCCGCCAGCTTGTCCGTGGCGTCTGCCGCGGCCTGGCCGCTGGAGGCGATGTCCTCGTTGGCAGAGACCTGGCCCATGTTTCCAATGTTTGGCTTCCCGAACAGCAGCGCCGTCACCTGGGCAAACACCTTTGCCAGCTTCAAAAGCGCGGAGATGATGGCGTTGACGCCGGGAAGAACCGCCTGGACAATGGGCATCAGGGCATTGCCCACCTGCACCTTCAGCTGCTGGAACTGAAAGGCCAGCATGGCCACCTGGCCAGAGTAGGTGCTGACCAGCTTCGCCGCGTCGCCGGTTTGGAACCGGGTTTCCTGGAGGATGCCGTTGACCTCGGCCTCAATTTTCTGCGCCTGGGTCAGACGGTTGGCTGTGGTCCCGATGCTTTTGGCGTAGTCGTCCCACATCTTCGCCACATTCTTCGTCACACCGGCGTTGTCCACCAGGATGCTGTTCTCGTTTTTCAGGCCTTCCGTTGCGGTTTGAATCGCCTCGCCAAGCGAATAGCTGGACTGCCGCCCAAAGGCCGCACTGTCCTTCAGTGCAAGCATGAGCTGTCGGATTTGAGTATCGTCATATCCCCGCGCCGCCAGATTCTTATAGGCGGTTACAGCGTTTTCCAGCGGCACCAGACCGTCGGAGATGTATTCTTCAATAAAGGATTTGGCCTTGCCAAAACTCCGTCCCTGGCCTTCCACGATGCTCTGAAGGCCCAGCCACGCATTGCTCAAATTCGACGCTGCCCGGACGCTCTCCCGGCCGAAATTGACAATCGCCGCGGCGCCGAAGGCCAGGCCCACCGCCCCTGCCAGCTTCATCAGCGTGCTCTGCAGGGCCTTGGCCGAATTGCTCATGGAGCGGATGCCCCGGTCAAAGGGGCTGTGGTTCAGCAGAGCCTTAATTCGAATGGAGCCGTCATAGCCGCCCATCATGAGATCCCTCCTTTCACTGCGATTTGCAGATAAAAAGTTCCCGCCGTCTCAACCTCATAAAGACAGCAGGAACTTTGATTTTATTCGATTGTCACCCCCCCGGCTCCGGGGCCTTAAAGAGGCTCAGCTGTCCTGAAATCTGAGTGGAGAAGGCCTTCACCCAGAGGCGGGCTATAATCAGATTTAGCCTCGCCTCCGGGTGAGGGTGTATAAGGCAATCGGGTATAGCTTTCCACGGCCCCCGGTTGTCTTATCTTTTTATATCGTCCTCCAACTTTTCAATCCCACGTCTTACGGCTTCTGCCCTGCTGACCGTTTCCTGCTCAGTATATTCCTCAAGTATTTTTTCACTTTTGGAATCGAGGCGGATATGGATAGATTGCCCTTTGGGGTTGTCTGTTGGACGGCCTGTCCGTGGAGACACATTCATCACCTCACTTTTGTGGCCCAATAATATATTATACTTGCGGGCCACAAAAGCCAAGGCCTTTTTGAAGAAAAATATGGACAGACTGTGAAGAATATGGTACATTGTCGAAAAGGAGGGGGATTCTATGAATGGAGCAGTAATTGGCACTTTAATCCTCATATTCATGTTACTCATTAAGTGCATCATCAATCTGTGCATAAAAGCACGATGCAGCCCAGATATGACGGTAGCAGAATACCTTATTGAAAAAACCTATTTGAATCCAAATAAGGAATTTTCTCCTCCGTCTTCCAAACGGAAGCAGATGAAACTTGCAAGATTTCTAATTAAAAAAGTAAATGTCAACATGTTTATGGCGAATTCATGCACAAATCTCACCATGTTTATTGATTGTTATGACAAAGCAGCTGAGAGTGTTTCAAAAGTGCAAAAGTGCAAAAAAGCAATTACTAAGGAGCCTATTCGCACATATTACTCCAAGTATCGCGATTTAGGCGATGAATTTCAATGGCGTCTTTGTGATGCAATCAAAAAAGCAAAAGAAACCACAATTTTTGAAATTCAGGAGAAATACCAAAACAGCCGTGAATTTCAAGAAAAATCCTTTTCCCAGTTTGAAGATTCAATTAACGCCGCTAGGCGTAGATTTTCTATATATACCGCGCAATTTGCAGACGATTCCATTCAAGAAGTTAGAAACATGTTAGAAAGGTCCTCCCATTTACGATTCCCTTCGGACCTGAGCCTCTCCTCAGTAGACCATATGGAAGGCCACGATTTTGAATACTGGTGCGCAAAGCTGCTGAAAAGAAACGGCTTTGAACAAGTGGCTGTCACGAAAGGAAGCGGCGATCAGGGGGTTGACGTACTGGCTCTTAAAGATGGGGTGCAGTATGCTATTCAATGCAAATGCTATTCCTCTGACGTTGGGAATACATCTATTCAAGAGGTCCATGCCGGGAAAGCCTTTTATCACTGCCAAGTAGCGGTGGTTATGACCAACCGTTACTTTACAGCGGGTGCCAAGACCCTGGCTCAGGCCACCGGCGTTCTTCTCTGGGACCGTGCAAAACTCCAAGAACTGATTGTCTCCGCCGCCCCATGACCGGGGCGGCTTTTTATGCGCCTGTCAAACGTTCCGCTGTCTCTATGAAGTTGTCAAGGTGCAGATGGGCTGCCGACCTAGGGCTCCGGCTCTTTTACCCGTCTCAAAATGTCCGCGATGGCCGCGGTTTCCTCCGCGGTGTACTGCCCCGGCAGGGCAAAGCGCCGCTTCATCCGGAGGAACTCCGCCCGCTTCCTCTGGTCCACTTCCGCGGCCTCCGTGGTCCGGATGTCCATCACGCCGGAAAAAGCCGTGCCGCCCAGGTCCCCCAGCATGGAGACAAAGGAGAACCAGTGGAGCCTTTCCCGGCTGATGTCCAGCCCGAAGACCCTGCGGAAGGCGGACACCAGCCGTCCCGCGTCATATTCGAAGGAATAGACCTCCGGGCCGCCGTCCTCCTCCGCCGCCGTCTCCGGCGCTCCGCAGGACATGAACCAGCCCAGGCCCCGGACGGCGGTCTCCAGGTCCGGCATCCCGTTGCCGTACAGCAGGGACAGGGCGGTCCAGGTCTTTTCGCTGTCGCTCAGCTCCGCGTCCGAGAGGCACAGCTGAATCTGCACCCCAATCCGGTAGTCCGTGCGGATGAGCCAGCCCTTGTAATCCTCTGGCAGGCGGTCCAGCAGGGCGTTATACATTGCCGGTCCGGGCGGCGCTGTATTTGCGCATCCGGTCCGCCCGTTCCTTGCCCGCCTGCTCAAAATAGGGCATCAGCTGGGTGAAGAAGTCGTCAAACAGCTCCACCCCCGGCAGAATGTCCCCGAAGACCTTCCGGCAGGTGCCCTCGCCGAAAAGACCGTCCACCTCCGCCGCGATGGCCTGGTGAATCTCCCGGTCCAGCTCCGCCAGGCGGCGGCTCCGCTCCAGGCTGCCCGCCGGATGGGCGGCCTGGATCTCCGCCTCCCGGGGCTCCGCCTCCTCCGCCAGGGCCTGCACCCGGTCCAGCAGGGCGAAGAAACGGCTGGGGAACTGGTGGTCGCCAAAGTTCAGGACGATAGAATCGCCGCTGTCGTTGACCTCAATCTTCTTGGCCCCGTTCTGTACGCGAATCCCCGCCATGGTCACACCTCCCGCGCGGCGGCCGCGGCGCCCTCTGTGAAGGTCCGGGTGTCCGGGTTGAAGGTGCCGGGGATGCCGTCTCCCCGCCAGTTGATGGTGTATCCGATGGACAGGGGGTCCGAGGCCGCGCCGCCGTAGCTGTCCAGCTGGATGGAGACCGGCTGCTTGACGGCCGGGTAGCTGCCGCCGGCGGCCTCCTCAAAGACATCCAGCATCACCACGTCCGTATAGGCCCCGCTCATCACCGGAAGGGTTTTCCGCATCTCGTTGATGTACGCAAAGGCCGGGTCCCCCTTGACCGCCTGGGACGTGACCGGGGCGTTGGGCTGGTAGCCGGTGATCTCCGTGGTGGCGGTGTCCTGGTGGATGTACTGCTCCGTGCTGGTCTGGGGGTTGTAGGACACGGAGAGCTCCGTCACACCCTCGCCCACCAGGGCATAGCTGGCGGCGGTCTCGCTGGGCGTGGTGTTGATGAACAGCAAAAATGCGCTTCGTTTCTCTGCCATAGTTCTTCCTTTCCGTCCGGTCTCAGGGCTTCCCCTGATAGGTCAGCTTCATAAAAATCTGATGGTCCTCGTCGCCGTTTTCAAATAGGGCGTACAGCGCGGAGCGGGTGGTGGGCTCCAGCGCCCGCACGGTCAGCCCCGGGCCGATGTCCGGCGTCTGCCCGGCGGCCCAGTCTCCCAGGCGGTTCAAAAGCTCGTCCGCCTTCAGCCGCCGGTCCACACTGCTGCCGGGCTTCACGCGGTAAATCACCTTGAATGGATACTCCGCCGTATAGCCGCCCAGGATGTTCCGCTCCACGATATAGGTCCCCTGGACGATGGAGAGGGCCATGCAGGTCCGGTCGTCCTCCAGAAACTCATACCGGATGGGGCCCGCCTCCTCCGGCAGGTCCGGGAAGGTGTTCAGCCACTTGAGCACATTCCGGGAAATCCGGTCCTCCTCTGCCTGAGCCACCAGCTGGGACGGCCGCTCCTTATCCGAACTCATGGCGCACCGCCCTTCCTGCCACACGGATCCACTTCTCCTTGTTCTGGGCCTTGGACGCCTCAAACCAGTGGTCCTGGGCCTTGCTGTGAACCCTTTTGCTGTAATGCAGTCTGATTCCGGTTACCGCTTTCGTGGCGCCCAGCGGCGCAAAGGCGCTGCCGGTGCGGGGGTCCACCATCAATTTGCCGTGGTACAGGTACCGGGCGTAGGGCCCGGGATAGAGGATGGTGTCACCCAGAACCTGGGTCCGGTTTGCCAGAGATTTGGTCCGTGCCGGCACAAAGGGCTCCGTGTCCTTGGCCGCCTGAACCACAACCGCGTGCCTTGCCTCCGCAGAGGCCCGGGCCATCCGCCGGCCCAGCCGGTTCAGGCCCAGAATTTCCACTCCAAAGCGCAGCCCCATTATCTCCCCCCAATCTCCCAGTGCCTCAGCCCGCCGAAATCAAACTCCGTCACCTGGACGATGCGGAACACATCCCCGAACTCCCGCCCCAGCTCCTCGGCGGAGGCGTCCGGGTCCACGGCCTCCCCCCTGATGAAAAAGGCCTCCTGGCTGTCCGTGAGGGTCCAGAGCCCGGCGCGGTCCGCCGCTTTCCGGAACGCCGCATAGGGCGCGTACTGCCGTTTCCCGCCGGTGATGCCGTCCGACGCCGCCGCGTCAAAGGGGATGTGCAGCGCGGCGCGGTCCGCGCTCTTGCGCCCGCTTTCGCCGTCTGACACACCTGTGGACACCTCCAGCAGCACGCCCTTCAGAAGGGTGATGTGATGGGTGACGCGATCCTCCAGGGTGTCCGGGTCCGTCTCAATCCGGGGGATGTACAGCGTCACGGTATGGGGGAGCATCATCATACCCTTCCACCGCACCGGTACCCCTGCACGCCGAACAGCCCCGCAAAGGCCGGCGCGTCCCGCAGGTACTGCGTCACCGCCTCCCGCTTCCGCTGGCGCAGGCTCTCCAGCTGGGCGGCGGAGAGGCCGGTGCTCTGGTACGTCCGGCTCCAGCTGCCCACGGTCTCGCTGGACAGCGCCGGCTCCGCCGAAAAGGCCCCAGCCAGCAACCGCTCCTCGTCCTGAAAGGCCTCCGCCGCGGCGCAGACCGCCCGCCGGACCGCCTCTTGGTCTTCGGGGCTTTGCGCCTGCCCGCTCCGCCCCCGGGTCATGGCCCGGACGTAGGCGGAGGCCCGGGCCGCCAGCCGGGGGAAGTCCCGGGAGGAGATGGCCTCTCCCAAGTACTCGTTGGCGTAAAAGTCATACTCCACACAGGCCACGGGCCCCGCCTCCTCTCCTTATCGGCCGGCCTTCGCCCGGGCGGCCGGTGTCTCCAGGCCGCCGGCGGCGGTCCTGTCCGCCACCTTCAGCACCGCCACCTCGTCCATCCGCTCAAAGGAGGGCAGGACAATCTCCGAGGCAAAGAGGTTGACGTTCACCGGGTGCTCCTCCAGAACCCGGGTGATGGCCACGCCGGTGCTGACGATGCTCACCTCCGCCGTGGGGGAGGCCATCAGGTCCGCCTCCTCGGGGGTGGTGCCGTACCAGGTGCTGCCTAGGGCCCCGTCGGGAATCAGCGCCACGTAGCCGTCGGGCACAAAGGCCCGGGCCCGGCCGCTCTCGTCCCGGTACATCTTGTCATACACCGCAATCCGGAGGCGGGAGGTGCCGCTGACCACATTCTTCACCTCGTCGTCGGTGAGGTAGCCCAGGGACAGGCCGCTGGCGGTGAGATAGCGGCGCTTTACCGCCTCCGTGGCCGCCAGCAGGTTGAAGGTGGCGGTGTTCATAATGGCGGCGGTCAGCTCCGTGCCGGTGCGGCTGCGGACGGCGTCCTTGGCGGCCTTGAAGTCCTGGAAGGGGTCCGCCCCGGCGGCATCGCTCCACTGGCGGCTGCCGCTGAGCGCGGTGTAGCCGTTCGCCTTCCAGCTGCCGTCCCGGTCATAGCGGTAGGTGTAGTCCACGCCGTTGGCCCGGATGGCGATGCCCGCCTCGCCGTTCTCCGGGAACAGCAGCTGCATAATCATCCGCTCCGGCACCACGCTGGCGCCGTCCAGCAGGGCGTTGGCGTCGTCAAACACCCGCTCAATCATGGCCTGGGCGTAGGGGTCGTTGGAATCCTGCACCCGCAGCAGCTCCTGGCGGTCCTTCTCCTTCAGCTTGAAGCCCTCCCGGAAGAAGGGCATCTCCGTCTCCAGCTTCTCAAAGCCGATGCGGCCGCGGAAGGTGGCCCTGGCGTCAAAGGCCGAGGGGGCCAGAGACACCGGCAGGCCCTTGGAGCCCTTCAGCCAGCTGAGGTCCAGGCCCGCCTTCTTCCGGGGCGGAAACAGGCCCGCCCCCAGATAGGGCACCTGGGCGGAGGCCGCCTCCGTCCACTGGGCGGCAATGGCCGCCGGGGTGAAAAATGCTCGCAGATCCATCTTCGTTCCTCCTTACACCGCGTCGGCGGCATTTACGCCGGTGTTCTCCCGGAAGGTGACGCCGGGCAGAATGCCCTTCATGGTTTCGGCCGTGGCGGTTGCCCCGGCGTGCTCTCTGCACTGGGCCCAGTCCACGATGCCGCTGACCACCAGGGCGCCGTTGGGGTTGTCCGCGGGGTTCACGTCGTACAGCAGGATGCCGGCCGCGCCGGTTCCGTCGGGGGCGGCGGCACCCGCCGCCGTGACGGGCATCCCGGCCGGGACCGTCTCCGTTCCGGTCAGGCGGGCGGGGATGGCCTGGAAGTCGTCCGAGGCCAGAATCTCCACGCCGGCCACCGCCGGGGTCTTTTCAAATCTCATCGGGATTCTCCTTTACAGATAGTGTTTCAGCACATCGCCGGAGGCCTTTCGCCCCGCGGCCCGGGCGGCGCCCATCTCCCGTGCCTGGGCCACGTTGGCGGGCACCGGCTCCGGAGGCGCGCCGCCGCCGCCCAGCGGCCCCAGCAGGCGGGGGGCGGGCCGCTCCGGCGCAAAGGCGTCCGGGTCCGCCTCCCGCTGGGCCTGGAGAAAGCCCTCCAGGCCCTCCAGGGCGCCGTCCTTCAAGGGCAGCTTCTGCTCCTTCAGGGCAGCGGTGAAGGCCCGCTCTGCGCTCTTGGAGCTGAATTTCAGCCCCCGCTCTCCAATGGCCCGGGTGACGGCCTCCGCGTAGTCCCGCTCCGCCAGCCGGGCGGTGAGGGCGGCGGTGTCCTGGTCATACTTGGCCTGGAGGTCGGTGAGCCGCTGCTGAACGGCGGCAAGGTCGCCATTGGACTTTTTCAGGCTCTCCAGCTCTCCCTGGACGGCGGTCAGGGCCTCCCGGGCCTCCGCCAGGTCTGTCTTGGCCTGGGTTCCTCGGGCCTTCTCCCGGCCGATGTCCGCCATGTTCTCGTCCAGAATCCGGTCGACGGCGGCCTCCTCCAGCCCCAGGGTTTTCAGAAACTCGCGTGTCATGGGTGCTCCTCTCCAGCTTCGCTTTTTTCGCGTGGGTCGCCTCCACTGCTGTCCCGTAGTTTTGCGACGTCGGGCCGGTCAAAAATAAAACGGAGCCAGCCGCCGGATTCCCGGCGGTCAGCTCCATTTCGCTCTTCCCGGCAGACGGTTCCTGCCAGGGTACGCTGTTCGATTGTCAGAGGTTTTCAGTCTTCGAAAAACGGCACCACGTCCGGCAGCTCCACGCCCTGCTCCAGGGCCTCCTGGAGGAAGCCCATGAACGCCTCGTAGGTCATGGCATCGTAGTTCAGCTCGTCGTAGCTATCTGGGCCAACTCCATGGTTCTCATCCATATATTGATGCGCCAGCTGCCTCAGCTCCTCGGTAATCTTCCCCTTCCACATATCACACCAGTCCTTTTAATGCTATTATAGCATCCTTTTCAAAGTTTGGGAATAGAATATGGAAAAGATTCAAAACATCTTTATTATTTTGGAATTGAATTCTCCCAAACTGCGCCCATGCTTCCAGCTCCAAGAAGCCTTTCGTTCTCCAATAATTCCTCGGGTGACCATAGCCATAGTCTATTTTTCCCACTGAAAATCCATTTAGAATATCGGCAATCCCACGATATTCTTCTTTGAACACCGTTCTTCCTGTCAAAGAGTTTGTTTCAAACAGATTGGGGAATTTCGACACAAGGTACTGTTTCACATCGCCTCCGCTTGCTGCATTCAGCGCCAGGTAGTCGTTCATCAAACTTTCCGAAAATCTCTGACTGACCCGCCCGCCCACATCCATTCTGTGAAACAGCTCATGCACCAATGTGGAGGCATCCGCATTCGCTCCAATGTGGATGATATTCAGCCCGGGCCCTGGGTGGAAATACGAGCGGGCCCCGCTTTCCACAATATAATCCGCATTCCGGTACACCTTCCGCAGCGCCGCCCGCATTTCCGGCGTGGTGCGGGCCATGCCGTCATGGAAGGACTTCCGAAGCCCTTTGGGCAGCCCGCCAAAGCCGGTCACCTTCCGCAGCTTGGCCGCGCTCTTGGCCGCTCTCCTGGCCCGGTCGCCAAGATCACTTTCTGCCGCCGCCAGAGGTCCGCCGCCCTCCAGCACCCGCAGCCGCTCCGGCTGCTCCGGCAGCCCGGCCGCTTTGCTGAACCGGCGGTACTGCTCGTTCAGCCGCCGCAGGCGGACGGCGGCCGCCTGGGCCTCCTCCGGCAGGCCCGCGGCCGCAAAGGCCCCCTGCCGCCGCCGTTGGCGGCGGATGCTCCGCTCCAGGCTCCGCTGCATCTGGGACGCCTGGTAGTCGTCGTACTCCCGGCCCTCAAATTCGATTTTCGGCCGGTTCTCCGGCTTCATGGCCTCCAGCTCCGCGTCGGTGCAGGTCCGCTCCGATACGCCCTCAATAAATGGCCAGAAGCTGTGGCGCTATCGGCAGTTCGCCCCTCCTATGCCAGTTACGGAACCATATCCGCACGTCTTTTCAAAATCGGGATAACTGTTCAAAATATCACCCCCTATAACAATCTTCGAAATTGCCAGCAACGATTTCGTAGGGGCGGTTATCAACCGCCCGTTCCCCCAGGCTTCCCGGCCGCAACGGCCAGGCCCTGTCCCCCCAGATTGCCCCTTCCCCCGGAAGCGCCGCTCCTGTGTGGCTCTGCGGGCGGCTGATAGCCGCCCCTACGGGGTGCTGCGCGGGTTGATGATTGCCATAAATTGCCTGTCCTGTTCATGGATGCCGCTCCGGTCCTGCGCCCCTGCCGCCGCGTTTCCACCGGTACACCTTCCCCTGCCATTTCGCATGGTTCTCCCACCCGTTTGGCCCGTCAATATTCCGCGCCCCCAGGTGGGCGGTCACCTCCACCAGGTCCGTCTGGAGGAACTCCATGCTCTGCTCCCGGTACCGCTGGTTCAGCTGGTTCACGCCGGTCATGACAGCCCTTCTCACGGCGACGTCCACACTGTCTACGTGCCCGCTCTCATAGCTGACTGTTTTCAATCCGCTGTCCGCCAGCTGCCGCACGGCGCCGGCAATGGCCCGGTGATAGCCAAATGCCCCGGACTGTATTTTCAGCACCGCGGAATCCAGGGCCCACTGATACGCCTTTCCCGGCTCCAGCAGCACCCTTCCCCGGCCCTGGTGCACCAGGAAGCCCATGGATTGGGTGATGTTTTGCAGCTGGCCCCGGGTCTGCTGGTAAATGGCCCAGACCGTCTCGTGGTCCACAAGCCGCTCTGGGGCCGTGAGGCCCGCCAGGCCGGCGAGGCCGCCGTAATACTGCCGGTTCCGCCGGACCACGTCCTCCAGCAGAGCGGCCAGAGTCTCCTCACCCGCGCCGCTGGTTTTGGCAATGGCCTTTTGGATGTCTGCCAGAGGGAGGCCCAGACCCCGTAGGGCCCGGAGGTTCTGGACCGTCACCTCGTTCAGGGCCCCCGCCGCCCGCAGCCGGGTACAGATGCCCTCCAGCAGTTCCTGCTCCAGGCCCCGGTACTGCTCCGCCAGCGCCTCCGGCAGGGCGTCCAGAACCGTGGGAGTGAAGGGATAGGTCACGGGGCTTCTCCTTTACCGCACGCCGCCATCCCCCAGGAACAAAAGCCGGAAGGTCTCCCGGCCCTTGGGGGTCACCAGGGTCTGGGTGCCGCTCCATTGGGTCTTCTCGTTGAAGCACTCCTTGACCTCAAACAAGCCGCCTGCCACATGGGGATGATAGGGAAGCAGCTTCCCCTTCTGGTCCCGATAGATGTACTTGTGCCGCAGCAGCTCCGAAACAAAGGCCTTTGGGCCAATCTCCAGCTGCTTGGCGGTCTCCCGGAAATTGGTCAGCAGGTTCCGTTCCACCAGCTGGTCAAAGTAGTCCGCCTTTGGGCGCATCATCTGGTTGTCCACCGTCAGGGCGGAAATGCGGGCCTCCCGGTCCGCGATGGTCTTCTGGGCCAGCAGCAGGGCCTTTGCCATCAGCTCCTCCGGCGTCATGCGGTCCTGCCCCGCGATGTAGCCGCCACTGCGCCGGATGGAGGGCAGGACTTCATCAAAAATCCAGCTCTCGAACTCAGCGGCCCCCGGAAGGTCCGACCGGGCCGCAAGGCGATAGATGTCCCCCTCGGGGATGAAATTCATTTCCTGTTCTCTGCCCAGTTTATCGGTGAGGTGGCGTTTCACCACCCCACGGCAATGCTGCTTGATGGCATTAGTAGTGTCCTTGTAGCCCAGCGCCGCCGCCACGTCCTTGCCGCAGAACAGCGTCACGCCGTTCTCCGTGATGGTCCGCACCTCTCCAAACTTTGGGCTCCCAAAGATTTGCAATTCATTCATGGGGATTGCTCCTTTTTATCAATGCAGGCAGTTCCTTCCCCGCCCGGGATTTCGTAGGGGCGGTTATCAACCGCCCGTTGGCAACAGGCCCGTCCGCAACAGACCGGGCCCCGTCCCCCCAAGATCGCCCGTTCCCCCGGACGCACCGCGCCCTTGCGGCTCTGCGGGCGGCAGATTGCCGCCCCTACGGGGTGCCGCATGGGTTGAGGACTGCGGCAGAATGGCTCTCCGGACCCGCAGCAGCTTCACCGTGCCGCCGGGCCCGGGAATCAGCTCCACTCGGTCCCCCCGGGAGAGCACCGCCTCCGCCGCCGCAATCTGCCCCGCATCCAGCCGTACCAGGTCTCTGCTCATCACGCACCGCCTCCCTCTCTCATGCCCCGCGCCAAAAGCGCTCCGATTTCCGCCGGCGGCTCCTCCGCCAGGTCCGCCGCCCCCGGCAGCATCCGGCGGGCGGTTTTCTCGTCCTCGCCGTACCACTTCATCCGGAACTCCCAGTCGTTCATCAGCCCGGCGGCCACCTGCTGCAGGTCCAGGGCCAGGTCCTGCCGGCGGGTGTCCGGGTCGTCCAGCACGCCGTCACCCCAGCGGTACTCCGTCTGATACACCCCCGCCGGGGCCAGGCCCTCCAAGGTGCACAGGGCGTCCATGGCGTACACCAGGCCGTCCAGGGCTGTCTCCAGGGCCCTTTGGATGGCCCGCTCCGTCACATACTGCCGGTGCCTGGCGGCCAGCACCTCCGTGGCGGTCTTCTCCACGCTCTGGGGGTCCGACAGCGTGCCGTAGGACAGCCCCACGTTGAACTCCATCCGCTGGAGGATGTGCTGAAAGCCCCGGTACAGCGGCTCGTCCCGAAAAGCGGGGCTGAACTCCCGGAAGAAGTCCCCGCCGCCGGAGAAGGGGCCGAAGAGGAACAGCCGGTCATCCAGCGCCTCCGGGCCCTTGGCTGTGTCGTCGGCAAAGATTTTCCGCTCGCCGCTGCGGTACTCCCACAAAAGCTGCTCCCACTGCCGGTCCGCCTGGCGGAGCAGGTCCGCCGTGGGCCCCGCATAGACCGACACCCCCAGGGGGGACGCCGGCTCCAGGCCGTTGCCGCCCGGGGGCCGGAACCAGGCGAACAGCGGCCCCTCCAGGTGCGCAATCTCCGCCCGCCGGGGGAGGCCCCGCCAAGCCTCCACGGCATCCAGCGGCACCTCCGCCCCGACGGCGCCCTCCGCGCTGCTGCGAAAGGCCCGGTGCTCCACCACATAGGTCCGGCCCCCCTCTTTTCGCGGCAGGAAGTCGTGGTATTCCAGCTTGAGGAACCACTGGGCCCCCTGCCGCACCGGCCGGCTCTGGAACACGCCGCCCACGGCCCGCCCAGTCCCGTCAAAGCGGGTGGGCGTGAAGCCGGCCGTCACCGTCTCCACCCGGATGCGGCCGTCCTCCGCATAGGGCCGCAGGGCCGCGCCCCCCAGGCACAGGCCCAGCTCCAGCGTCCGCTCCAGGTCCGCCGCCGCCCTTTGCAGCTGGGCGTCCAGATAGGCCCCCCGGGCCCCGCCGGAGACGGCGGCGGAGAACTCCGTCAGGGCGTGGCGGCTCAGCTCCCGGCCGATGGCCGCCGGCAGGCCCAGGGGCCGCACCGGGCCCTTCGCCCAGGGCGGCTGGTTGGTGTACAGGTCCCACCACAGCCGGGCCCCCTCCTCCATGACCCGGGAGGCGGCGGGGCGGACGCCGAAGGTCTTTTCCAGGACGCCGGCGGGCAGCTGGGGCCGGGTCCGTGTTTTGAACAGGCCCCTGGCCCAGTCCAACAGGTTCAAGATGGCTTCCTCCTCACTGCCCGCGCCGCTTCCAGATGGTCTCTGTGGCGTAGCGCACGGCGTCGATGTGATGGTTGTTCCGGTCCGGATAGCCGCTGAGAACGGCCCCGTCCCGGGTTCGTTCATACTCGTACTCCGCAAACTCCCGGTACGTGTCCGGGCACCGCTCCGGGTCAATGACAATCTTCACCAGGGACTGCAGCCACTTCATGGAGTAGTCCACGCTGCCCGGCCCCTTCTCCGCCCCCAGGCACCGGAGGCCGAAGGTCCGGTAATCGGCGATGCTCTTGGGCTCCGCGCTGTCGGCGGTGATGAGGTCCTCGCCGGTGAGGCCCCGCTTCCGCAGAAGCTCCGCCGTCTCCCGGTTGCCCGTTTTCAGGGCGGTCAGCTCGTCGAAGATGTACAGCGTCCGCCGGGCGGCGTCGTAGTGCACCCGGTTAAAGGCCCAGGGGTCCGGATAAAAGCCCCAGTCCACGCCGCAGAGGACCCGGTCAAAGGCCGCAATCCGCTCCGCCGGAATGGGCTCCGGGGCCAGGTTCTCAAAGACCATGCCGCCGCTGCCGTTGGGGATGCCCAGGTACTCGTGCTCATAGGCGGCGGGGTTCCTCTGCCGCAGGTCCTCCGCCTCGTCCAGAAAGGCCCGCCCCAGCCACTCCGGCGGCACGCTGCGGTAGTCGGAGTGGGTGACCCGGCGGCTTTCCCTGGGCAGGGCACAGGCGCGGTTGGCCCAGTTGCTTTTTGTCTTGGGGGGATTGAAGCTTTTGAAGATATAGGCCGCGTCGCCGCCGCGGACGGCGGACTGCTGAATGCTGCGGCACTCCTCGTCGCCGGCAAACTGGTCCAGCTCCTCAAACCAGAGGATGCCGATGTAGCCAAAGGGCGGCTTAATGGATTTCAGCTTCAGGGGGTCATCGGCGCCGCGGAAATAGATTTTCTGCCCGGTGGAGCGGCAGGTGATTTCCAGGGGAGACTTCGTGTGGCTGAAGTCCCCGCCCAGCCCCAGGGCCTCAATGGCCCACCGCACCTGGGTGAACACGGAGTCCCGCAGGGTGTTGCTCACCTTGCGGCAGCAGAGGGCGTGCATCTCCGGGTGGGTCCGCAGCAGGGAGACCACCTCCAGGGAGACGAAGGAGGACTTGGCCGAGCCGCGGCCGCCCTTTTCCACATACTCCGTGTGCCGCCCGGCCAGGATGTCCAGATGGTCCGCCGCAAAGGCCGGGGCGATCAGCCGGGCGGGAAGCTCAAAGGCGGCATGGCCGCTGTCGGCCGGGGCGCTGTCCTTCGGTTCCCAGGCGCCCAGGTGCCGGCCCAGCAGCTCCAGGGCTTTTAGCTTGTTGGCGTACTTCAGCGCGCTGTCCGGGGCGTCGGAGGCGGCCATGTCCGTGATTTCCCGAAGCCGGTCAATCACATAGTCCTGCGTGACCTCCGTGCGCTGCCGGCGGGCCTGCATGGCGGCCTGGACCGCTTGGGAAACACAGGTTTTCCCAAGCAGCGCCGGGCCGGTCCGGTCCGCTGTTTTCGCGCTGTATCCTGCTCTCCGGGCCGCGGCGGTGGCATTCAAATCCACCAGGTATTCTTGTACAAACCGCTCCTGCTTCGGTGTTAATGCCATACCACCACCTCTCAGTCAAAGTCAAATAGCGCGGGCGGCTGGGAATCGAACCCGCCGCGGGCGGTTTTGGAGACCGCCCCGCCGCCTTGGTACATGCGCCCGTATGCTTTGCGCCGCCCCCAGGGGAGAAACGCGGCCCTGCGGGAGGAGGCTCCCACAGGGCTATTATGACAGAGATTTTCCATGGCTGTCCCACAGTTGTGGGACGGTCAAAAAAATTTTTTCCGGCCCAGCAGATAGTCGGTGGAGACTTCAAAGAAGTCCGCAATTTTTTCCAACGAACGGATGGTGGGCTCCCGCTCCCCCCGCTCATACTGCCCGATGATGTTCTTGCTCAGCCCGCACAGCTCCCCCAGGGCCTTACGATTCATCCGCCGTTTCTCCCGCAGCTTCCGGAGCCGCTTCGGGAACTCAGATGTCACGGCCTTCCTCCTTCGCCTCCGCATACGCCCGGCAGTCCCCCGGCAGCCAGAACCGCCGGCTGCGGCCGGTCTCCAGCAGGAAGTGGCAGGCGTACCACAGGTGGTCGCTTCCGCTCTGGGAGAGGGGCCGCCAATACCGGCACCCCCGGCACCGGCCTGGCCCATAGTCCCCCCGGCGCTTCATGGCTCCCGAGGCGCTGGCGCCAGCGCCTCCAAGGCCCGCAAAGCCTCCGCCCCCAGACGGCAGGCCTCTCTGATAGCGTCAAATCGCTCCTCCGAGGTCTCATACATCCAAAGCACGTCCTGGATGGTCTTTGGGTCCAGAATCCTGGCCGCTTCCGCTCTTGTCATGGCGTCTCACCCCCTCCCACTTCTCCAGCCCGTCCAGCACGTCGCACAATCTCAGGGCGTTCTCCGGCGACGGGTCCTTCCGGCAGGCGGCCTTTGCCGCCTCGGTGTCCCGGGTCCCCCGCCAGTGATGCTCCGTCAGCCGGTCCGCAAACACCCGCCGCTTTCCGGCTGCCTGCGCCTGACGCACAATCCGCCGTTTCTCCCCGGCGGCGGCCTCTCTGGAGAGGACCTTGCCGCAATAATCCCGGTACACCTGCCGCAGCGCCAGATAGGCAGACTGCTCTTCCGCCGGCAGCCCCTCCGGCAGGGGCTCCCCCCGCATGGCCGCCCGCTCCCAGGGAAACGCCAGCTCAGCCATGGGGCTCGCCTCCCAGATACCACGCCAGCAGGTCCACCGCCGCCTGCCAGCCGTGGCAGACCCGCCAAAGGCAGCCCTGGCCGCGCAGCCATTCCCCCCACCATTCCTGTTCCGGGCTGGTATGGCCCCGCTCGGTTTTCATCTCGATGTACAGCCCGTGGTACCCTCGCCGAGGCACCGGCAGACACAAATCCGGCACGCCCGCCTTCACCCCCTGCTCCTTCAGGTGCCGGGCCTCTACGGCGTCCCGCCTGCCGCCGTTGGGGATGTGATAAAGCCCCGCCAGCTCCGGATACTCCCCCCGGTGAAGCCGGGACCAGGCGATCACATTGGCCTGGTGCTGCGCCTCGCTCTTGGGATTGGCCAGAATCCGAATGCTTGTTTTCATACGCCCCTTCGCCTCCAATGGACCGATAACCGGTTGATAATCTGACTGGCTTGTCCCTTTGTCAGGCCTTGACAGTCGAAGCCCCGGCACTGCCGTCGAATCAGCCGCAGCTGTCCTTCCGTGGCCTCCGCCCGCCCCCAGCGCTTTACCCGGTTCAGGTCCCAAAGATACCGCTGGTCTTCCCCGTACTGACACAGGGCGGCGTAGGCCCGGTCCAATGCCTCCTGCATGGAAACACGCCCGTCTGGCAGCTCTACCGTGCCCAGGGCATCCGGGCAAGGGATGGTCAGGCGTCTCCCCGCCAGAAGCGAGCAGGTCAGGCTCCCGTCCGGCAACTTGAACCAGTTGACATCGTGCGTCTGATACTTCTGTCCTCTCGCCCACAAATCCACAAGCTCCACGTTTCGAATCCAGCTCTCCGGGCAGTCACTGGCCGCGGCGGCCCGGATGGGCAGCTCCAGCAAATCCCCATCCAATGCCTTTCTCCGCCCCTCCGGAATGCCGCTTACATCCAGCCCCAGCAGGCTGGGGGCCGTACACAAGGACGCGTTCCCGGTGATGCCCACGCAGTCGATGAGGGTCAGCCGTTCCTTTCCCGGCCACAGCCGCAGGCCCCGCCCCACCATCTGGACGTACAGGCTCTCGGACTGGGTGGGCCGGGCCATGATGACTGTCTCCACCCGGGGGATATCCGTCCCCTCGGTGAACACCTGACAGTTGATGATGCAGGGAATCCTGCCCTCTGTAAACGCCCGAATGATGGCCGCCCGGTCCTTGGTCTGCCCGGTCACCACCGCCGCGCCGGGGATTTTCGCCGCAATCTCGTTGGCGTGGCGGACGGACACCGCAAAGATCAGCGTAGCCCCCTTTGCGTACTCCCGGTACGCCTGAGCAATGGCGTCCGCCGTGCCGTCCATGGCCTCGTCCAGCTCCCCGGGGGCGTAGTCCCCACGCCGGGTATGGACGGCGGTCAGGTCATAGCCGATGTCTGCCCGCAGGCAGCGGATGTCACAGAGATAGCCGTTCTCAATTCCCCAGCGCAAATCCCGCTGGAAGATGATTTTGGAAAACACATCGTCCAGCCGCACCTTGTCGCCGCGGTTGGGCGTGGCCGTGACGCCGATGAGCTTCTCCGGCCGGAAGTACTCCAGAATCCTCCGATAGCTTCGGGCGGCGGCATGGTGGGCCTCGTCCACCACAATCAGACAGAAGTCCTCCGGGCCAAAGCGGTCCAGACGCCGCGCCAGGCTCTGCACCGACGCGCTGACCACCTCCTCCCCATGACTCCGGCAGGGTCCCCGCTCCACGCCGAAGGAGCAGGCAAAGTACTTCCTGGGCTGCTCCGCCAGCTCCTCCCGGTGGGAGAGAATCAGCATCCGCCCCCCATGCCGGGGAAAGCGGGAGAACGTCACCGTCTTGCCAAGGCCCGTGGCCATCTGGATGAGATAGCTTCCCGGCGGCTGGGCGTCCACCAAATCCACGCACTCCTGCTGGTATGGTCTCAATTCCATGTCAGTTCTCCTTTCCGTGCGACCGTGCGGCTTCGATTCCCACGGTCGCACAGGCGTTGTACGCCTTAAAAACCGCGCCATTGCCGGCTTTTTGGCGGTTTGTGCAACTGTGCGACTTTTCCCCCGTTTTTTCACATGTGCGGGGAGATTTTTTCTTTTAGGCGGACGCAATTTTTTCACGCATAAACTTGCTTGTGCGGGGGAGGTCGCACAGTTGCACAAATCGCGCAAAGTGCCGCAAACCCTCGGAAACACAGAAAAGCTCCGTGTGCGGCCTTTTCAAAGCGGGTTGTACAAAGTCGCACTCATAAAGGAAGTTCGCCGTACTCATCCGATTCTCCGTCATCTGGCGGCAGCCGCATCCAAACGCAGTGAACGGCCACGCCATCGATGCGCTTCGTTTTTGTGTACCCCTTGCTTGCAGTGATAATTAATTCCTTCGACTTCAAATGCCCGAGCAGCGCCTTGGACGATAGCCCGGCCTCCTCACACGCCTTGTTCCAGATGGTGCGGTTGATAATGGCCATGCCGCCGTCAATGACGCCATAGCGTTCTCCGCGCTCCGCGCTCTCCCGGAACTGGTTCACATGGGCCGCCACCCAGCCGCACATATACTCGTAGCCGCGTTCGGATGTGCTGACCTCGTTCTTTTCTTTTAGGAACTCGCCCAGTTCAGAGGCAGCCAGAGCGCGGCCATCCTGAAAAATCCATTCTGTGGCAAGCTGGTCCGCGGTGATGATCAAGGCCGCTGCCATGGCCTGTTTCTCTGTGGTATCGCTTTGAATACAAGCTGTATAGTTTTCCTCGTAGAGAGCCCGCGCCCTGTCCATCTCGCCGTCCTTACACAGGCGGTCAATAAACCGTTTTCCAGCATGGCCATAATTGAGTTTCAGGACGCCCGCGGTGCGGTGGCCATCTTGGATGACGGCCTCCCCATAGCGGCACTCAATCTCCACCACGCGGTTGGCCGCGCCGGCGCCGTCCGTTTCCCCCACCAACGGTGTTTCCCCGGAGGTAATAAAGCAGTTGGCCCATTTGGGTGTATAGTCCAAGCCCAGCCCCCGGTTTCCCCGCAGCTTTCCGGACCCGGCCGCCAGCTCGTACACATTGAAATTGACTCTCCCATGCCGGTCCCGGGCCAGCTGCAGCTCGTCCAGAAAGAGAGGGAGCGAGTGCAGAAATCCGGCCATCAGCTCCACGCCCACGGATGTGCTCTTGAAGGTCTGAAGGTACGCGCCGCCTGCGGTGGGGTTCGCCCACACGGACGCCCCCAGCATCTGTGCCACGGTCTTGCCAGTGCCGCTGTCCATGCTCCACAGGTGGACGAAAAACGGCAGGCACCCAAGCGGCTCCACCAGCACCGAGGCGAAGGAGGCCGCCAGTACAATGCGGGCCGCCAGGCTGTAGGAGCGGGCATCCAGGGCCTCGGTAAGCCAATTGCCGAGGCTTCCGGCCTGGCCGATGGCTTTATATATCGGGCGGAAGCTATCCGCGCTGTCGAAGGTCACGCCCCCCACATAGGGAGAAAACCCCTCCTCGTTCCAGCCCATGCGGCTGACCGCCTTTACCTCTGGGAGAAGCTCCCGGTTGCGGTCAATGGCGTCCCGCAGGAAGTCTACCAGCGCCTGGGCCCGCTCCCCGCTGGTGACCGAGATGCCGCAGTCCGCCAGGGCCACAATGTCCGTGGCCTTGGCAATCCGGCTCATGGGCACCACCAGCTCGCTCCAGGGGGCCCGACCCTCATAGCTGCGGCGATAAGCCAGCTTCACCTTGACCGTGTTGGTATCAATGCTCCGCAGCAGCTGGACCGGCATGATGGGGTGGGTGCAGGCGTAGACCGGCTGGCCGGAGCCGCCGCGGCGCCAGATGCCGCTTTCGTCCGCGGTCCATTCACCCACATTCAAGTCCAGCGCCTGGTCCAGAAAATCGGATACGCCGTCCTCCCGGCCCGCCAGCTTTGCCCGGCGGGCCTCCTCCCGATAAGCCCTCAGCCGCTGGGCAAAGCCGGAGACCCGCTGCTTTCTGGCCAGGTCCCGCAGGTCATACTCCGCCTGGGTCCGCTGATAGCTGTCGGGGATCCCCTCCAGCCACTGGAACACCTTTCCGCTGCGGAAATCCTCCGCGTGAAACTCCGGAAGGAAAAATTCCGGCTCGTTTTCCGGGACAGCATCCCCGGGCTTTGGCCGGTTTTCCGCGTACTGCCGCAGCTCCTCCAGGGTGATGCCGTCCCTCAGGTGCTTCTGGACCTCGTCCAGGCTCATATGCTTCAGAACAACGCTGAGGGCGTCTTTTCCCTCCTCCACGATTCTCACCTCCTGTTCTCTTTCTCCCGGGAACGGATTCTCCTCACCCCACCTTCTCACAGATGCCCGTCCCAAAGCTGGCGGAGCCGGAGACCCAGTAAAACTGCCCGGGATGCTCCGGGTCCTCCACCCGCTTCCAGGTTCCCTCCCGGCGGAAGGGCGGCACGCCGGGGCATTGGGGCGTGATCTCCAGTACGCCCTCGTAAATCTCCAGAACCGGTTCGTTCATGCGCGTCTCTCCTTTCCCATCAGAACGGCAGAACGCCGTCCTCGCCGTACAACTCCTCAAATTCCTTGTCATCCGGGAAAGCGCTGACCGGTCTGCCCGCAGGGTTTCCGCCGGCAGCGCCTTCCCGTTTGGAATCCCCGAAGTACACATTATCCGCCACAATTTCCGCGCTTTTGCGCCTGCCGCCCTCCCGGTCGGTCCAATCGCGAATCTGCAGGCGGCCCTCCACAATGGCCATGCGGCCCTTGGCCAAATATTTGCTCACGAACTCGGCGGTATTGCGCCAGGCCACAATGTCCAGAAAATCCGTCTCCTTCTCGCCGCTCTGGGATTTGAAATCCCGGTCACAGGCAATGGTGAAGGCGGTCACGGCATTGCCGTTCTGAGTCCGGCGCAGCTCCGGGTCACGGGTCAGACGGCCCATGACGGCGATTTTATTCAGCATAAATCCTCCCATTTGTGGTAAGTCACGCTCTCCCGGGTCCACTCCGGGTAAAAGCCCTTGAGATAGTCCGTCAGGAATTGGTACAAATCCGCCCTGGTGACGCCCTGACCCAGCTGCTCCAGGCCGCCCCCCCCGGCCGGCCGCACAGAACGCAGCGCCCGCCGTCCCGCCGGAAAACCTTCTGTTTCAAGGCCGGGGAAAGGGCTGTGGCTTTCGTCTCCTTATGCACGCGTCCACCTCTCTTTCATGGATTCCAGCTTGTCCGGCGTCAGGGTCTCAATCCCCTGAGCCTTGCAGTCAGTTACAATCAAATCAATGAGGCGGGCCATCTGGGCGGTGTCATAGGTACTGGACCCATAATACAGCAGCAGTGTCGTATAGCCGGGAGAGACGCCGGGCATCTGCTCCGTCAGCCAGCCCTTCCCGTGGCTGCTCCAGATCTCCCGCAGCTTTTCCGCCCCTTCCGCCGCCACGCTGACGGTCTCACAGTTCCCGCCGATTTCCGGAATGTAGTGCCGGTACACGGCTTCCGGAGAGATGCCAAGGGCGGCGGAGAGCTTTCCCGCCAGAACCCAGAAATAGGCGTTGGCATCCAGGGAGCGCCGCTGCCGGCGCGGCTGGAGGGCAATCTCCAGCTCCTTTCCCCTCAGCCGGTCAAACCGGTCCCGGAAATCCTCCTCCAGCTCCAGGGTCAGCCGCTGCTTCCGGTTCAGCCCCAAAGCCAGATCCAGCAGACGGCCCGTCATGCCGGTTCGCCGGCATTGGCCCGTTTCATGCACTCGCCGCAGAGCGGACGGCCAAACTTCCGCTCGCTGTAGCGCGCCATGTCCCTGGAAGGCCAAAGGGTCCCATCCTTACGCCTCACCGGCTCAATCACCACTCCGCAGTCCGCACAGGCTGGCGGCACAGGCGGCGAAACGGGTGGAGGCGGCGCGTCATCCGGCGGCCGGCCGTATTTGGAGCGCCCGGCTGCCCAATACACATCCGCCCCAAAGCCCAGAGCCTTGCAGGCCACGCTGATAGCGTCGGTCAGAGCCATTTTGAAGCACTCATCCGAGGTGTAGAGTCCGCTCTTTTCCCGGGCCGCAAAGGCCGCGCCGCCGGTTCCGGGGACGGGTTCGGACCAGGTATCCTCCAGCCTGTAAAAGAGATCAATGTCCATAAAGGCGGCGATCTCTCCATTGGCGCCGGGTTCCAGGCGCTTGTCCCGGATCACATATTTCCACCCCATCCCGCAGGGTCCAAAGCGTTCGGTCAAGGCCTGGATGCGCCACATGGGGTTGATGTCGGTCATGCCCTTCAGGCGGCCGCCGCCAATCGCCTTTTGGGCCTCCGGCGGCACCGCCCGGACCGCGTTGTAAAGCTCCATGTTTTCCATTTACTTCACCACCACATTCCGTTTTTTCACAATGGCCGCGCCGGGGATTTCTTTCCCCGCCTGAAGGTAATCCCTCAGGCGGATTTTCAGAAGAACCGGCGGCTTACAGCTCAGGCAGTCCGTGCAGCCGCTCTCCTCCGCCCAGCGGATGACGGCGGCGGTATCCGCAATCTCCACGGACTCGGACGCCCGGAAGGAGACGGCGCAGCGGGGTGTTTTCAGGGCCCGGCCGTCCAGGAAGTGCTCCAGCAGCTCCTTCAGTCTCTGGGCGCGGCCAGAGAGGGTGCAGCTCCGCTTTGTCAGCTTGTCCGCCTCCGCTTTTACCGCCTCCGCCTCCGCGGAGGCATTCTTGTACCACAGGGCCAGATTCTCTATCAGAGCCGTCCGCTCCATGTGCAGGGCCGCAAAGGCATCCGCGTCCAGCAGCTCCCCGGTCTCCGGGTCCACCAGCTCATAGAGCCGCCGGTCCACCTCATAAAGCTCCAGGACGGTGTTCATCCGCCTCCTCCTTTCCATAGGGGTCAAATTCCGCCAGATAGGGGCTCTCGCAGTACGGGCAGCGGGACTCGCACAGGGTCTCCCAGAAGCCGTCCGGCTGGGGCTGGTGGTACCGGCGCAGCGGCCGCTCCGCCAGCACCGCCCCGCAGTCCTCACAGCGCACCATGGGGGGGCTCCTCCTTTCTTTGGCAGCGGTTTTCCGCTGGCGGCAGATGCCCCTGCCGCCAGCGGTACACCGTGCCTCTGCTGATGCCCAGCTCCCGGGCCAGCTGCCGGTCGGACTTTCCGGAGCCCAGGGCCCGCTCCGCCTCCTCCCGGCTGTGTGTGGGAGGCCGGCCGGCTCCCGGGCCCCGCCGGCCCCGCCGGGGCGGCGGCGTCTCGCCCAGCTGGGCCAGCAGCTCCCGGATGTCCTCCCGCCGGCACAGGCACAGGTCCGCCAGCACCGTGAGCATCTGCTGCTTGTCCTTCCCCTGCCGGTATGCCCGGAGGATCTCCCCGGGGGTCATGTACATGACTCCGCCTCCCTTAAATATCAACGTCTGGGTCATAGGCCTGCTCTTGCTCCGCCGCCACAAAATCATCCATGACAATGTCATTGATGTCATCAAACGCGCAGGGATATGTATCCATTAAGGAACTGGTTTCATAATAATCGAAAACGGAGCATTGGCCGTTGCGCTTGAGCCGCTGGAGCTTCCGGATTTCGTCCGCCAGGCCCCGCCGCATGAACACGTCCCACGCTTTCGGGTGGGTACGCCGCAGCATGGCCAGATGGTTTTTGCGAAATATCAAATCCGTGCCGCAGGCCATGCAGCCATTTCTTTTTACCCTGGTCCCATCATACAATCTGAGTTCGTATAAAGGTGAATAGGGCACCTCAAACCGGCGGATGTACTCCCAGATGTCGTCATCCGTCCAGATGGAGATGGGATTGCAGTGCCAGAAGCTGTCCCCTTCCGGCAGGTGGTCCCGATGGGACTCAAAGAGGTACCCTCTGGAGCAAAAGTTGGTCTGCCGGGTCCGGCTCTCCGCCGCCATCAGGCCCTTGAAAATCACATCCACTCCCAGCTCTGCCTGCTTCTTTTCGCTGGGCTCTTTTTTCAGGAATCCACAACAGGCCTGAGAGATTTTTACCTCCCGCAGAACGTCATAGTACTCTGCCAACTCCGGTTTTTGGCTCTTGCTCTTCGAGTAGTTCAGAAAGCAGTCGATGTTGACCCGGTGGGCCTTCAGTTTTGAGTAGGATTTGCCCAAAAGCGGCCAGCCATATTGGTCCACACACCAGAAGTAATTCTTTGGCGTTCCCGCCCTCCAAATCTTGTTGCGGCGGGCATAGGCTTCCCAAAGCTCAGGCGGGCACAGCTCGTCCAAAATGGTCGTCCGTTTGAGCTTCCCGTCCGGCTTCAGGATTTCATGAAGCCGGCCCTGCTCTGCAATCCGCCTCAAAACCTCGCACTGCCCCTCATATTTCAGCCCGTCCCGCTCCAGTGGGAGCGGGCGGACCTCGTGGAACCGCTTCTCGCCCCACTTTGCACCCAGCTCCCGGGCAAAACGCAGGCTCTCCGGATATTCCACGCCAGTATTTCCAAAGATGATGTGCAGCCGCGCTTCTTCCCGCGGGAAATAGCGGCGGATAAGGTCCCAGAGGACGGTGCTGTCCTTTCCGCCGGAGAAGGCCAGCGCCGGCGTATGGCGGCAGACGGCAACCGCCTGTCCAATGGCCTCCACAGCCTTCTGAATTTTGTAATCCAGCGGCTTTTTTTGTTCTTCAGCCAGCGCCGGATAGCTCATGTACATGACTCCGCCTCCTCGCCCGCCGGCGGGAAGAACCACACCGCCAGCGCCTGCCGGCCGTTTTGGAGGGCCTGCGCCCGGTCCGGGGTGTAGAGGTCCACCGCAAGGCCGCGGACGCCGGTGTCCGCGGCGTGGTAGCTCTTAATCATAGCCGTGCCCCCTCCTTCCAAGGTCACGATGTGTCTTTGCACAATGTTCAGATTTGGAAAGCCATTGGCAATTTTCTGGAGTATAATCTCCATCGTTGTCAATTCTGTCAAGCTGCATCCCGGCCTGATAGCCATGCTCATAGGACCATTTTGCAAAAGCAGGGAAATCATGGACCCACTCTTCACAGATGGAAACCCCCTTCCCGCCATGTCCGGCGTATCCAGTGGCGTTGGGATTCAGGCACCTGGACTTCATGGAGTGCCAACTTCCAAAAAGCGGCGTCCGGCTCATCCCATGCGTCGTCATACGCTTCGCGGTCATCGTTCTCACAAGGCATCCGCAACTCTTTGTTCGGCCAGTCAAAAAGCTCGAAGCACGAATAATCGCTTCTTTTCCACACTCACACTGGAAAAGCCAATACTTATCCTTGCTTTGGCTGTGGTCGAATCGGACCGCTGTGAGCATATTCTTTTTCATACCGGGGGAAACACCAGGCCGTGCCACTTATTCGACCTCCATCCAGTAAACCGATGCACTACGAACTCCTTGTGCCAGCGCCTCTGCATGGGTAGAGACGCAAAGGTCAATGTGATTCCCACGGATGGACGTTCCTACATCATCCGCCCGGTAACAATGGATTTCCCCATCGCCATAGTCAACCAGGACTGTGCTGCCAAGGGGAATCACCTCCGGGTCCACCGCAACGCTGACATATGGGAGCGCCGGAACACCGCGGGCCGTCATTCCGTCTGTTTTTCCGCAGCACACAAGACAGCAGTCATAGTGTGTGACCGTGCAGAGGCCCAGCTCCCGCGCCCAGGGGAAGCGCCGGGCCGCCTGGCTGTACTCCGGGGGAACCGCTTCCTCCGCGGCGCGGGGGTGGGGGGATAGGCGGTCTTGGGGGGACGGGCGATTGATCATCGCCCCTACGGGGGCCTCTGCGGCTGCCGAACCGGCCTGTCCGTCAAGGTTGCCGGCCTTTGCCCGGGGCCAGACCGCCGCCAGGGCCAGGACCTCCACGGCGATGGCCGCCGTCAGGGCCCCGATGGCCGCCGTCTTCCAGACCGTCCGGGCCCGCTCCGCCTCCGCCAGACGCCGCCGCGCCTCCCGGCGCTCCCGGAGCGCCCGGTCCAGGGCCTCCTGCCGCAGCTCCTGCCTCTTGGCCTCCAGGGCCGCCAGCGCCTCCGCCTGGGCGCTCTGGGCCGCCTCCAGACGCCGCAGGCGCTTGGATTGCTTGCCGCTCATACGCTCCCCCCTTCCTTCGGCACCCAATGGCCGGACTGCAGGTTTTCCGGCTTTTGCGCGGCGGATACGATTGCGCAGTCCGGCCACAGCGCTTTCTTGACGCGCATTCCGGCAAAGACGCAGAACCCATCGCCTGCCTTGATGCCGCGGCCTGCCTCGATGCCCCAGCCTGCCTCGATGCCAAGGCCTGCCTCGATGCCGCGGCCTGCCCGAATATATCTGGCCCTGACACCTC